TCTCATATCTCTCTCATCACATAAATATTTTTTCTCATATCTCTCATCACATAAACCTCTTTCTCATATCTCTCTCATCACATAAATATTTTTTCTCATATCTCTCATCACATAAACCTCTTTCTCATATCTCTCTCATCACATAAACATTTCACCATTCCTCTCCCTCATCACATAAAAATATGGGGAACCTATCCAAAGTTCCCCATACTTATTTTACGACCAGTAATTATTTACTTTCCCATATTAGTTTATCTTCGGCTATTCCGATCTTTACTTCCTCGCACTTTCTTCCTATCCATCCATTGAGATACGAGAATGGTTCTGAGTTTTTTACTTCTTCTCCTAAGAAATTAAAAGCTTCAGTAGAAACATGGGATGCTTCATGGCAAACTGTTTCAAAATCAATTATTTTCTTATTAATAAACCATATCAAAAATCCCGTATTAGGATTTAATTTACACCCTCCGTATGGAACGGATACAGTTACAGCCTTGCTATTATATACGTAACTAAAATCGTTATTGAAACATTCTACCATGCCAGATATGTCTTTTCCTACGTATATCCACAGATTAAAAGGATAGACTTCCGGATAGAACTGATATAATTCACACTTCATTTCGATAAAAGTTTTTTACTTTCAAGGAAGTCCTTAAACTGGTCACTTGATACGTCTATAACGAATCCAGCAGCACCAGCATGTCCTCCACCACCAAATCTCTTACTTACCTCACAGCAATCTACGCCGTCTTCCACGCATTCATAAAGAGAGAACCGGACTTTACCACCTGGCATGATACAAAATGGCATAAGAGCTTTAATTTTTCTACCGTCTAACCAGTCTCGTGTAAGAGAATCAAATACTTTAGAACTAAATTCGGTGGTATTCATCGCCACGACCTTAACCTCGTCTACGTAAGCTTCGAACGAGCACGCACTTACCTCTTGTTCGTTTTTGCCGGCCATGTAGTTAATTATAGCACGTCCTTCTTTAGCGAGATCATAGAAAATTAAATCCACCTCATTGTCCTTCATATTTTCTTTAAAATGGTCATACAAATACGACAATGCTATTAACACATTGAGTCTTATTTTTGATCTCAAGGCATACTGGACGGCTACTACCGTATCCCAGCCTAAACCGGATTCTTTATTCCACACATCGTAGTCTGATAAGCACCTGACTATCGCCGGCACCTTCCCCATCAGCAGGTCCGAGGCCAGTGCGCACGCACCGGTACCGACTCTCCTCAACCCTGGAACTACGAACCCCCATGTCTTACTATCTTCGATAATTCCCTTGTGATGATCTATCCACATCAGGCTCTTTCCTTCATCAAGCCATTTCTTGAAAATCGTTTTAGAATCGGCTCCGAAAGACACGTCAAGAACGTAAACAACCCCACATTCATCTACTTTATCAATAACTTTCTTTACATCATCTTCATACGAATACGGGATATAAATAACATCCTTGTTTTTACTGTTTTCGTACATGGTTGCGATGGCTGCCGACACAACGCCATCTAAATCCGATTTATGATAAACTATCGCCGTTTTATTCACCTTCATAATATTGCACATAACTACCTAAAATTATTTACCAACAAACTGAATAACGTCCATATAGTCAATGCCGGCATTCTCAGCACATACCTTATCCGAATCAGAGAACTGCCCTGGCAGACCACTAGCGTCCCCGACCATCAACGAACATCCCTTAAGTTGACTGAAGTCCATACCTGGCATTATCGTATCTTTACATTTCATAAGAATATCATCAATCATGCCCGTGTTAGGCTTCCTCCTCGGATCTTGTTTGTCATTGGAATAACACAACCTTTTTTCATATAGGACGCCTCTTATGCCTCTCTTTACCGCCAGATCATGTACGGACCTCAGTACGTATTCTATCTTAGCTTCAATATCAGCTCCAGAAACAAACCCAGCTTCTACTCCTCCTTGATTGCTTACGATAGCAAACACCTTAACGCCGTTCTCCTGCATGAGGTCAAGAGCCTTATTCACCACATCCATCTTAATCCTCATATCTGTCAAGTCTGTAGCGAACGTATTCCCAGAAGCGGTTTCTATAAGCGTCCCGTCAAAATCGAATAGCAGTATTCTTTTGTTTTTAATATCCAAATCGTTCATCATTTTTCACTCCTACTCTTTTTTATTACCCTAAGCTGAAGACGGAATAGATTACTGTCTTCTTTTATAATATCATACACAGCATAAGAATTTTCTCCTATATCCCATCCAAGATAATCGAGCAGGTCTTTTAAGTAAACTCTCTTGTATTTTACACCAAGGTTATTTACCTTAAACGATCTCTCGTCTTCAACATCAGAAGCAGCCAGATAAAAGACCGTATTTTCAACTCCTTCAAATATCTTCCCTTCTTCTAAGCCGATAACAACCGCATCCGTTACCCCCATCCAATTCAAATTATCGACAGAGATAGTCATTATCTTACTTTTGCTGATTGACAACTTCCGGATCTTGCTTTCTTTAGTTTTAGATCCTAAAAAATCCTTACTGTTAAAAAAATCTACTTTCATGGTTATAATGTTTTATATTGATGTTGCAAATATACATAATAAATAATCAACAAAGAAATAAATAGGATTAAAACATGATAAAAAAACCCATAGCACTACGTATTTAATAAAAATAAATCAATGACGTAAGAGAATAAAAATAATCATATATTTGTCGGTATCTTAATCAATTAAAAATAAATGTCATGGCAGAAATGAAAATAGGTTTTGTAACCTTCAATCCGGGATCAGGTGATGGTAATCAGGCGGTTACCGTATCAGGTGAAAAATACGAAGGTCGTGTACAACGCACGCAACAAGTAGAATTTGGTGCCGAATCAGGGGGTGTTAAGAAAAGTGCTACCATCAACCAATCTCCGGTAGCTGAGTTCGTAAAAATAGATCCTACTGCATCTGTAGGGAAAGAAGGTGGTACTGTAACAATCAACGGTACAAGTAACTCAACTAAATTAACGTTCTCCTTAACTCCGGACGAAACTCATCCTCTGACGTTGGAAATACCTACCTCCTATCAGGCGGCAGGTAAGGCTACCAACAACGGCGCTGTTATCGCCGACGACCCTGGTGCAACAGGAGCCTTTGCTTTCAGTATCGTATTCTCCGATATTGCTGCGAACACTGATGTAAACGATCTGGTAAATACTCTTAAGGTGACGGCCGCCGGAGGTCGGACGGCTAATACGGTTATTACCCAGACAGCAGGTGATCCGTTCTTGGAAATAGACAAGGAGGTAATTAACTTGGATGCAAACGGTACTCCTCAGACTATCAACGTTAATGCAAACATCAGGTGGACTATCACTCAAGCTGTTTCTAAGTTGGTAAGGAAAGTAATGAAATAACAATTACTTACAGAAAAAGAAAAGGGACGTCTATTTGGCGTCCCTTTTTTCTATGCATTGTATGTAGTATTTATCTTTTTGCCTACTGACAAAAATCTTTTTAAAAATCATCTGTTTTATGATATGGACTCTTTTCCCGTCATCTAATTCCCTCCATATTTCATTAAAGATCAAATCTATTAATTCCATGACCTTCTTATCAGAGACAAGATTCTTTCTACCGGGGCTGACCCATCCATCATCAGTCATCTTACTGGCTATTTTATTAGCTATCCTGCTTAATTCACGTGGGGTGCTCATTTTAATACGTTTTTAAATATTCTACCTTTTTCACACTGAAGTATGCAGTCTCTCATGGGATGATCTTGTTCATGATCGTCACACATCGGAAATTCTTTTCCATAGGGAAAAGCGATGTGCGGGCACTGCGCCCTGAACGCATCCCAGGCCGACTTCCTTACAGCCTCAGCTCCGGCACGCACGCCCTTCTCTCTTTCCTTGGCTGGGTCAGCATACACGTTTGAAATAGCTCTTTTCTTCCAAGTAAGCATATTGTAGTAAAACTTATCCACCAGTTTCCTGCCCACTACATCAAACTTCTGTCTATGAATTAAAGGTGCGGCCTTAACGATGTTCTTCCTATTTTTACTAACATCGACATAAATCAGTCCAGCATAAGACGGAACTTCACTTACGTCAATCATATTAGGCGGACAGGCGTAGTAGAAATAGTTTGGAGGATAGCTTATGACACCACCTACCTTAATAATGCCGTCTTTAAGAACCTTATGTTTTTTATCCTTTTTGAAGTCGTTAAAGAAATCTTGTTTAGACATCTTGACCTCTACTTCATAAGCGTACAATGATCTTGTTATGGCCAGGAAGTCAGATTCCCAATCATATATATGAAGATTGTTAATAACATACATCGGATTACTTAGCAGATCCCTATTAAGGATCTTAAGCATTTGTTGCTCTGGGTAGTTCATTTTTTATTTTTATAATTTAATGTTTGAGAATGACAATTAGGGCATAATATTTGCAAATTTTCTATCCTATTATCACTTTTTATACCATTTATATGGTGAAGCTGTAATGATATATCCTTTTCCATCCATTTTGAAATACCACATATGTCACATTTTCGCTCCTTTAATCCCTCTTTTATTAATCTTCTTCTAAGACAATCAGTATTTAAATAATTTGAATTTTCAACAAGTATCTCATTAAGCGGTCTATTTATCCTAAATATTGACAATTCTTTAGATTTATAAAAATGAGAGGTATCTATTTTAAAAATAATAAATTTATGATGTAACGTTTTTATATTTCCAGAATTAGGATACAATCCAAGAGCTCTACATACATCTGAATATGTATGAACATTCCTTACTATACCTTCAAGCAATTCTTTTGTATATAAAATTCTTCTCATGTTATATTAATTTAGAGGCCGATGGCGGGATCGAACCGCCATAAAAGGTTTTGCGGACCTCCGGCTAAACCATTCACCCAATCGGCCATATTGTAGCCCAACCGGGAGTCGAACCCGGAACTAAAGTTTAGGAAACTTTTGTTATATCCGTTTAACTACCAGGCTATTTAATGTTTGCTATGTTCACACACCACAAACACTTAGATAATTAACACTTTACACAAAATATGTACCGTTATCCAAGGAGGATTCGAACCTCCGCTAACAGAACCAAAATCTGTTGTGCTACCACTACACCATTGGACAGTGGTCCCAGAGGGATTTGAACCCACGATCTTGCGGTTATGAGCCGCCTGCTTTCACCACTAAGCTACAGGACCTTAAAAATATGCAGGAGCCTTCACAGACGCCTGCATATAACAGCTAAATTTTTAACCAATAATTATCCTAAAAACTCTCTCAACGCAAAGTTAAGTACTAACCCATAATATGGCAAACATTAAAATATAAAAAGGATTAAAATACCTACTTCTTTTTTTTCTTCTTCTTTTTAGTGTCTTTTACTCGTTCAGCTTCGTTTTCGGGCTCCACAATGTCACCTGCTTCTTCCTGAATCACATCTGTATCAAGAAGCGTATTGTATTTAACTTCCTTATTTTCATCAAATTTCTCCGATTCTGCCACATCCTTATCTGACTCCTCATCTTTATCCAATTCCGGCTCAGCGACATTGTTTTTATCTTTCCCGATTATACCTATTTGGTAGCCTCTTAATTCTACTTGCATTAATTTCAGCTTCGATTCTAACTCTTGTATTGTTTTGGACCCAACCGAAACCTCGTTTTCCAAATCTCCTATTCTGATCCTGGCTTCAATCAATGCATTTGATTTCTTTTTTAATTCAGATGAGATACTGTTTTTCTTTTCTTCCAAGTTTCTGATTTTGTAATTAGCCTCATCAAGATCAGACCTGGCTTTGTCAAGATCGACATTGACAGCATCAAGTTCTTCCGTTTTCTTCTTGACGCTTTTTATCAACTTTTTCTGATTTTCCTTCAAGGCGTCAATCTTTTCCTTAGACTCAGAAAGATCTTTGCCAACAGATAAAATCTCTTTATCCTTTGAAGCGATATCTGACTTGAGTTCGGAAAGCCTTTCCTTGTAAGAAGCGGCCTTATCCTGCATTTCCTCAATTTCTTTTGCAAGATTTTCGGATTTAATAGCTTTCTCCCTGTACATTGACAGCTTGCTGTCTGTGATGAATGTAAAACCTAACATGCTCATTTTAAAAATATTTAAACATTACTTAACTCCAGAACTACCAAGACCTTTTTCTCCACGTTCATTCCCGTCTTCTACCTCAATATCTGTTACTTCTTCCAATACCATTTTGTATTGTGGAACGATTTCCATCTGAGCTATTCGATCGTTTTTGCGGATTACGGTCGGTTTTTTATTGATTTTAGTAAGATTAACCATATACTCTCCTTTGTAGATAAATTCGCATTTGCCAGGAGCGTTAGTAACTACCACTCCCTCGTCAAAAGAGAATCCAGATCTTCCTTCCACATTCACACACCAACCTTCTGGTATATTCAACTTGAATCCTGTTCCGATTCTAACAGAATAACCTTGATATAAGGTAATTGATTCAAAATCGGAAGGAACATCTATTTCTACTCCCATGTCATTCATCATCTTCACTACTCTATATGCACGAATATCACAACAGGCATCACCATCATGTTTGTATTCAGGTGCCACGACATCAGGATACAGCTTCTTAATACCTACCTGAACAGTCTTCTGATACCCTGGAGTCAAATACGATTCAGGTATTTTATTAACGACCTTATCCTCTTTTTTATGTTTGTTGTTCTTTTCAGAAACAGTATCCTTCTTATTATCTTCTTTTTCATAAAGAAGTCTTTCAATATCTTCTAACTTATCCATAATCATATTTTTATAGTACAATAAACAATACCTTCTTTTTTTATGTCCTTCGTTGATTCATAGCACTCACGAAAAGTACTTATGTCTGCATCATTAGGATCATCGACCCACTCATCTCCTTGCTTATATTTTTCTCTGGTTTCTGAGTAGATCATACATAATTTATCCCCATGCTTCGCCATAATCCTTTCTTCTGTCACTTTCCTACGAAGCTTAATAAGGGGAAATCTTGTAACTATTTCTACTGTCATTCTACACAATCTTTAAAAGCCCAAGAGATGTTATTCTCCCGGGCTGATGTTTATATTAAAATGGAAGGTCATCTTCTTCCATAGGAGGGAAGTTCGGCATCTGTGCTTGCGGCTGTGGCTGATGCTGATGCTGATGCTGATGCTGCGGCTTGGTGCTCCTTGTAGTAGGTGCCGGGGCAGGTGCAGCAGGCTGAGCAGTCGGCTGTGGCGTATAAGCCGGTGCCTGATACTGTGCTGGCTGTTGAGCAGGTTGTTGGTAATTCTGATACGGAATAGCACTCGGAACAGACTGAGGTTGTTGAACCTGTTGAGGAGCAGCCGCCTGCTGGGTATAAGTCTGAGGAGCTGTAGGCTCTTGCTGAGTATTACTTCCTAAACCTAATTTAGCCATTATACCAGCTCTGATGTCTTTAATAGAATCATTGAACCTGTTTGAATATTCCTTAATCTTCTGATAAGTAAAGTTGTTTTGAGCTGAATAATCAAGGCTTTTATTACCATCAAATCCTGTAACCTCAACAGGATCAGGCCAGCCATTTACGCCCTTTTTATAAAAACGTTCAACAAGCTGATCTTTTTCTCCGTCTACTCCGGCATACGCGATAATAAGTTCCGAAGATCCAAACTCATCATCTTTCTTCTTCTTAAAGACATTGAAATAAATTTCACGACTGAAATCGATGTTTTCGTAGTATTTTACGAAGCTCTTAACAAAGCCCTTGATATTTCCTTTTTGATTAACGAGAGGTATGGAAATACAATAGTTTTCATTAAGCTCGTAATCTTTTAATACGATAAGGAAATTAGTAACAGTATTTCCATTAGAGAAAGTGCTTGACTTTAACCCGATGTAGTTAATGTACCCAACTACTCCATTATAATACTCTTTCCAATATCCTGCCGGCTGACCGCTATTAGGATTTATGTGCTGAACAAAACCTTCTTTTGGTTCGTTACTTTTTTCATACAAGTTACCATCTGAATTAATATACAGATAATAAGTTGTACCAAAACTTCTGTTTTCTCTAAAAGCCATATTATTATTTTTTTTATAGATTATACAATGTTTGATTTAAGACGTATGTTGATTCGTATTTAGGATTGAACATCTTTATCATCTTATACTGATCAGACCAATCCATAACAACATCTCCTTTTATAAGTGATTTTACGGAAGACAGTATATTTTCCTTACCGATAGAAAAATTAAAACACGGGCCTTCCAGCGCATTAAAAGGCATTGATTCCATTATCTTTTTTCTATTTCCAAAATCCTCAGACATTACTGTTATGCCGTTTTCTTCATCTACCTTAACATTGACAACATTATCCACTAAAGTCATGGAATTAAGAACCGATATAAGCAAATCCCTATCGAACTTAACACTCGAAGATTTTTCGAATTTATTACATACGTATTCGTAGTTAGGATACTGTTGTTCTACGTTCATATCCGATATAATCACATTATCAAAGCATAAAAACGTCCTAACACCATCTGTGGAAATACTGATCTCCGTATCCTTATCAGATAGAAAGCGGTATAAAATAGAAGCTGCGACCTCACTTAACATAATCGACCTTTCTTCTACTGCATTAGCATACTCTTTCCTGTTTATAAACAGACGGAACATATCAGTAGAAACAATGTCAATATAGTCCTTCTTAACATTAAGAAGAATCGAGCATATAGCCGGTCTAAATTCATCCGATCCAACAAACGCAAAAGATCTTTTCATAGACTGAATGAAAGACGAGCTCATAACACGAATACCGTCACCTACAGGATAAAAGAAATCAGGGAAAGCCTTATCCTCAATCCAAGTAGAAGAAAAAGATCCTCTATCGTATTTAAAAACGATACTGTAATCGTTTTTAATCTCTATCTCTATATCCTGGTTATGATTTTTAAAAAACGAAATAAGAGTCCCGGCATCTACTAAAAAAGAAAACTTATAGTCACAAGAAATATCAGTATTCACATCGAAAATATCATCCGTATATGTTATACGTTCGTTCATGGCTTGTATCCGGATATGATCAAAATATAAAGTAATTTTTATATTCGATGTGACACAATCCTTTAAAACCTTATCAAACATCTTTGAAATGTTTGAAAGTTTCTCATTCATTAGTATGCCAGGAACTCTTACTTTCATTTTTTAAAACTTACGATTATGATTATCTAACACTGCAAATGTATTATTTTAAAATCTAATTACGAATTAATTGGATTTAAAATGATTTAAAATAGATTAAATGGTTCTTCTTGCTGCTTCTGCTATAAGCATCGCATCAACTATACCGTCATGGGCTGTCTTACATCTTTCGTTTTTAACGAACGTATCGTTTGGCCACAGCCTTTTAGCGCAAGCCAATGACGTTTTCTTAGTATTTACCTTACTGGCTTCCATGACCTTATCAGAATGCGTCCAAACCAATTTCTGCCATGTTTTAGGGGCTATGAAATTAACGGAGCAACTTATGTCCGTAAATGCCATGCAGAGGGAGAGGAACAGCCCATGCAGTTGACCTTTGTTCTCCATGAGAGAGGCTGTAGAGGACGTGCTGACCCCGTACAGTGCGTGGACGTCCTCTATGACAAACACTACCCTATCAGGATTGTTTTCTACAATCATATCCCAACAAAAAACATATTCTTTAGTCAAGTCTACCGGCCCTGAAGCTGATATTCTCGGAGTGGATATTCTTGATATTAGTTTGCTGTCTTGATCGATGCAGGCTATAGCTCCGTCTTTTCCAGGATCTGCTGCTATATATAATACCATAATATATCAATTTAGATTCATGTCGATTTTACCAATGCTATCGTCATTTTCAAAGCCTCCATTGTCTGTAAGTTCGTAATCAATAGCCACAGCACCATTACTAAGAATGTAAAATCCTTTAAACATCTTTCCTATTTCAATAGGATACACAACATTTACGTCCCTTCCAATATCCTCAAACGGCATAGCGATATCTTCTGTTTCAGCTTCTTTTTGTTTTGCTAATACCCCAACAGGTATATTTTCACCTTTTATAGATGCGTATGTAACCATATACAGAACATCATTATTGACAAACGCCCTATCACTACTTACCTTATCCAAGCTAACATATATAATATGTTTTATAAAACTATTGATATCCCCACATATGTTAATAGCTTCTACTTCTTTAGGAATAACGACTTCCACTTCTTCTGGTTTTATATTTTTCTTTTTCATTGCATTAATCTTTTTGTGTTTTGTTTTACTTCTTCAACAAGATCCCGATTTTTCATCATTTCCTGCTTAAGTTTCTCATTCTCCTTAATTCTTTTCACCCTATCGGCAAGAATCTTCTTATATTTCTTATCCGATATTTTAATAAACCAAGGACAGTTCCTTGATGGAATCCTTTTACATGGGTAATCAGTGAGACCGTTCGGTCCAAACTGCTCGCATCGGTTACATTTGTCTTCTCCTGTCATTACATCATATTTTAGGGAAACATTCTTCCAGCTCTCTATAAGAGCACTCTACTACAACAGAATCTCCTTTAGGGAGAAATACTAAAATAGAATCGATAGAAAAAACACTATCTACTTTCCTTACAAGTTGGCCATGTTTGTAAGAAGACATGACCAACCTAATTCCATACGTATCAGAATAAGAGCCTTTCCTACATGGAATTATGTTTTCAACAACATAATCAAAGCCTCCGATATTAACTTCATCTCCGGCATTGATTTCCATGATAGGAACCATCTTGACCCTTCTATCTATGCTTATTTTCATTTTGCTACTTCGAATTTGATTTGCTCCTTCGGTTCATAATTCCATACCTCAAAATCATCAGCTACAAAATCATAAAACCCTTTCCCTTCCATACGAGACGAGATAGTAACCTGTGGAACCGGGCCGAATAGAGATCGACGAAGGAGCTCATTTGCCTGTTCTTCGTGACGGTCATACACATGCATATCTTGTATAAAATGAGTGAAAACTGCGGGCCTTAACCCAGCATCGTGAGCGAACATCATCATCAACGCCGCATATTGAGCTACATTCCAGTAAGAAGCTGTAATCATATCCTGGCTGCGCTGATAAAGCGTCATATACAACTCATCTCCTTTAACAGATAAATTGATCTGAAACGCACATTCTTGAAGAGGTTTTAGTCCATTGGTTTCAGGATCGAACATGGATGCTACTATTCTTCTTGACGAACGATCATTCTTGAGTGACCAAAGAATGAAGTCTGTTTGGTTAAGAAAACCATAAAGACCATCATGGATATCTGTCATACCATCTGGAGATTTTCCGGTTCCCATATAAACATGTCTGTTCACCATATCTCCATAACATCCTTCGATCTTTCCATTATCATCAGCCCACTGATCCCATATATGAAGACCAAGATCTTTGATATCTACCGATCTTTTTTGCCAAATCCACAATATTTCTTTTATGGAGTTTTTAAGATTAGTAGGTCTAAGTGAACCAAGAGGAAATTCCCGACGAAGATCGTACTGGTTACATACTTGCAGGATACGCTTCACCTTGACGCCTGTCCCGTCACCGTAGACCGGACGCTTTATCTCTTCCCACGGCTGGCTCATTATAAGAGCCAAATTGTCTTGAAATATTTTATCTACTCTTGCCATATTCTTATTAGGTACTTATATACTATAGTATCACCATCTCAAGGTTATGCCAACAAACAAGAATCATTAAAAATTCTAAGAGGAATGGTTATAAAGACGATTAATTTCTTCTTGTTCTAAACACGGACCACCTACAACTTTCTCTGTTGCTTTTCTTTGTCTAACAAAATCTTCAGCTTCGGAAAAAGTTGTAGCATAAATATATCCACCATACTTTTCTCCATTTATATCAAATTCTGTCACAAACTTCTTTTGTTTTTTTTCTTTTGTTTTCATAACTGTAATTTTTAAAAGTGAATAATTTATTGATTTATAAAAAATAAAGCGGTGATAAACTAAGTTATCTTAACCAACCACCATCCAGTCATCAGCCAACATATCTGATTGCGAAGCTAACCATCCGTTTACGATATTATCGTTAGCATCTTTCATGCACAGATAAGCGCAAAATTTAATCATGTTGGTTTCAGTTACGTCATAATAATCGTTTACGTATTTTTTAAACGAATCCGGCAATGACTTTACTTTATTAACTATCATATCAGTAGACAACCAATCTTCCTGGCGCTGGAATACGAACATACCTTTACCATTCCATCCGGCACGTGCAATCAACGCACCTTTTTTTACTTCTTCTAAAGCTTCTCCAAATTTCATAACTATATTTTTTATAAATTAAACTCTGCAAAATCTATTTCAGATCCGGTTGACAAATTAATCATTGACTTTTCAAGATCTTCCATTGGAACCGGTTTCACAATACCTCCATTACCAAGAGTCCTTTTATAGAAGTTTATCACCACCTGATCGCTGGTTTTTACCGTCTTAGGAATAGGTTGACGAAGATATAATCCATCAAGAGACTTTACTCTTGAAAGAGCCGTATATAGCTGTCCTGTTTCAAAAGAATTAGATACATCCATCATAGCCGCATCCAATGTCAGGCCTTGGGCTTTATGGATCGTGATAGAATAACCTATTTTTATAGGATACTGAATAATAGCTCCTACTACTTCAGATTCTATCTTATATCCGTTTCTTACATATTTTACTTTCTCAAACGAACATGGTGTTATAACAACCTTAGTATGCTCATCATCTTTTGGTTTATCAAGGACTACTTCAATCTCCCCCTTTTTTATAGATAATACAGTACCAAGAGAGCCATTGAAGTACTCTCCTCCGTTTCTTGTTATCATAACTCTTGATCCTTCTTTCAAGAAAAGAGTTTTTTCAACCGGAGCATCTTTAGGATAATCGCCGTTTATAACAGCTTCTAATTTTCTTAAAGAGCCTGGTAACGATGATATTCTCATTTCGTTAATAGCCGTAGCTTTTGAGTTGGTAGTTACAATCTCAACATATCCTTGATTATTATCAGACTGAATACATCTGCTGTTTATTGTATCAAATACATCATCATCCATCTGCCCTTCACGCACCTTATTAAGGACACTAATAAACTTCTCATCTTTCTGACGATATATTTTTTCAAAAGACACCATTTCCATACCAGAAGCCATTAGAGACTTGGAGCTAAAGAAATAAGATGTATCGTATATTTCTCTAAAAAAATCCTCTTTAATCACAGGAGGAAGCTGAAACAGGTCGCCTACCATAATAAGTTTCACGCCGCCAAACGGATCCTTGTCTCCTCTTGCATGACGAAGTATATCAGCCACGTTGTCAAGAAGATCAGGGCGAACCATAGAAATCTCGTCTATGATAAGATACTTTATATTCTGTAAAATCTTTTCCGAACCTCCGTTGAATTTATATTCGCAGTTATCCATAAACGCACCTTTTCGTATTTCAGGTATATACGGCTGCATTCCTATTCTAAAAAATGAATGAATGGTTTGACCACCTGCATTAACAGCAGCAACACCTGTAGGAGCTACAACAACCGCATTTTTTAATGCCGGTATAATACGCTTAAGGAACGTTGTTTTTCCACTTCCTCCTTTACCGGTTATAAACAGCGGTTTTGGTGACTTACAAATAGACTTAATAGCCTTTCCTTGTGCGACATTACCTTCGGACATAACTGAACGAAGAACGCACTCCATGATTTTTTTGTCGTAACTTATAGCCATCTTTTTTCTGATTTTGTTCTACAAAACAAAAGTACGAAAACAAGATAAAACATAAAATATAAAATGAATTAATTAGAATTAAAAAGAAATAATAAGTTGGATAAGTGGCTTTGTGACAGACAGTAATGTAGTTTCGTATTGATACAGTTATGGCATAGTGGTGGCTAACGGGTGTTTCCGTCGATGTTCTACGAGATTATCGTTTTTCGGCTCTGTCGGCGACCAATGACATACTCCCATCGCTAAAGCGAATGGGATTCTTGGATACCAACGCAAGAAACCTCGATATTACTATCGTTGGAATTACTCTTGCTCTCCAATTCGGAAATGCCCTTCCGAAGTATATTACGGGCTGCAAGAACATCACGGTCGTTGACCGCGCCGCACGACGGGCATACCCACGTGCGGTCGCGTAACGACAGCCCTTTATTAATGCAGCCACATTCACAAGTTTTGGAAGAAGGATACCATTTGTCAATCTTATGTACAGTTACTCCATACTTTGAAGCAACATACGTAAGTTTGTTAATAAAAGAAGAATGACTAAGATCAGAAATCTTCTTTCCCCACAAACGTTTCATTCCTTCAATGCTTAAATCTTCAATGAAAATATAATCATATTGTTTGCATAACTGATGAGCTAATTTCCATTGAAAATCTGATCGAAGATCGTTTATTTTACGATACGTTTGTTGAAGTTCAAACAGTTTCCTTCTTCTATTATTGGATCCTTTCTTTGCATTAGAAAGCCGTTTGTTTAGTTTTCTAATCTTGTTTTGATATTGTTTGAAGAATAGAGGAGAATCAATTTTGCTACCATCGCTTTTAGTTAAATAAGTTTTTAGTCCAAAATCCAATCCGATAGATGCACCATCATGTGTCTTTCTATAAGAGTTTATAGGATTATGATCTGTAACTATAATCAAACTAAAACGTGAACAGGTTTCTCTAACTATTCTAATTTGTTTAACATTACCTTCATAAGGTCTACTGTATGAGAATCTAAATCGTTTGTTTCCTTTGTTAATTGTTAAACAATTGCCATTCAGGGTAAACCCTCCTTGTCTAAAAACAAAAGAGTTAAATTTCTCCGGTGATTTAAACTTGGGAGGTCGTTTAGCTAACTTCTTAAAGAAACGGTTGTAAGATTCATCAAGACGTTCAATTATTTCTTGTGTTGTTTGAGAATGAAGAAGATTTCTTTTAATTCTTTTAGCAAAATGCTTCTTCATCTTACCAACTGAGATATATTTTCCAAATAGTTTATAGTATCTACGTTGTAGAGCTAACGCATGATTCCATACAAAACAACATTCACGAAGCATCTTTTCCAGATACTTTGTTTTCTTTGAATGGTATATGTTGTATTTGTATGAAATCATTTTAATTAAACTTATAACACAAATATCGTAATATCTTTTGGATATACATCAAAATCAATTACTAAAAAAATACATATATGAATATCCTACTTAAAAGTATGAGCTTAACAGAAGATCGCAATTCTATTCTAACATATCATTTCAATAATCATATCATCTTTATTTTTAGGCATTACCATATTAACAACATGCCCCAATACAGAATAAGACCATTGCCTATATTTTAGAATAAGTTTTCGAACAAAAAACTCGTCATAATCCTCCTCCATATCATATATGGCACACTCCTCTAATATTTGTTCCTTTTTTATATTAAGAAACAATAATGCTTCTCTTATATAATCCCTTATTCTTCTGAACTTCAAATCATCTCCAAATTTACTAAGTATCAAATCCTTAATTTTAATAAGTAGATTTATCTTAAATCTTCCATCTTTAGTCATAAACTTCCTGACCCCCTTTCTCTTCTTTAGGTTTTGAAGAATAAATTCAGCTACAGCACATACCTTCGATTTCGTCCTCTCCTTTCTTGCTGTATCACATCTTCTCTCTCCCCTTACTTTTTTAACACAACGAAATCTGGTTTTACTAACAAACATATCTCGATATTTCTCTCTGGCATTCTTGAGATATCTTGCGTACCCTATTCTTTTTACTTCTCTTATCTCACTTATGACAACATTTGTTATATAATTAAGATCCTCAATGTGAGTAGTTGTAATACCAAAATATGTCACTCTGAAAAAATAAACAATACCAGACGCTAACTTATCATAATCTACTTGAATGCTTGAAAAAGGGTTTGCATTGGCTAAAATATACGCTACTGTTTGCATCTTGAACATCCAATACATATTGGAAGGAGCCTCCCATACACCAGTCTCTTCAAACTTTTTAATTCTATCTTTATACCACTCGTCTCTGGCATATTTAGGAATACCAGGAAAAATCAATGAGTTTTTAGACTGTCTGATAGCCATCTTCCCTTCCGATACCTGACGAGCCTCAGAAGGTGTAAACGAGAAATTCCTCCTTAAAAGCGAAAAATTTGATTCACCATTAATTGTAATTGAAATTATGTCAATATCTTTGTCCATATTGGTTATTTGTTTTTCTGCAAATATAGCAGAAAAGAATATATGATGTATGATACACGTATATTTTTTTAAAGCTCCAGTCTGAGATAGATAGGAGCTTTTATTATTTTTTACATTATTTAACATATAAATTAGTTAGTAATCGTCTCATTTTCAGCAAGTGGCAATTTGGATATATAACATACTTCGTATGTATATAGCAGAAAATAAATTTTCAACTATATAATAGCTTAATTAAATGGATTTAATCTATTTACTTTCGGGAACACTCATGCGGTTCCCGCATTCGTATTCCCTTCTATGTATAATTATTACACTACATATGGATTTATAATAAATATTCTATTTTGTCATCATGTGTTATATTTATCAACATATGATGACAAAATAGATAGTAAAATACAAAATGTTGTTACAAACTGATTCCATGAGATAAGCTGGACAGGCGGCTGGCACAGGGCAGGCTCGTGTCACCGCACCGACAGCCCCGGCAGCAGGGATAGCTTTTTACGTGGAACGATTAACCTTATTATATATATAAAATACGTTAATTTTAAATTTATAAATCCTTAATCCTTATCTTTGTATCAAAACGATAATCTCATGAAAGAAAGTGATAATAAAGATGTTAGTAATAGGGCTTATAGGCTTTTAGTACCTTATTCCAATACGGTAGATATGGCTAAGAAGATACTTCTGTTTTATAACGGATACCTAATGGCTTCCGGAAATGAGAAGAATGTCATAGATGCGAGGCACTTAAATCTTCTTGCCTATTATTTTGTGTTTGGATATTCGTATGAAACGAAGAAGAAGTTTTCTCATTGTTTCAGTACCGATCTTCAATATGTATCGGTTTTGGATACGGAGATGAAGAAGCGTGGTATTTTGATTGACCGTGAAGGGAATTACAGAACAAGGTGTTTGTGCCCGGATATAGAGAACATGCGCCGTCTTTTTGTATTGGAGGGTTCAAGAGATCAATGTGCGTTGGTTTCTTTATTTTACAGAAAGAAAACTTTTGAAGCCGATGCCGAAGAATGATTTCCCTATATCATTTGAGTCACATATTATAGATGATGTGATGGATAAGACCGGGGGCGTTTACGACCGAAACCAGATACGTGACGTTTTCAGAGCCAGTATTTCTTATGCCAATAACTTATGTACGTACACAGATAACGTGTCTGTATCGTTTCCGTATGTGGGTGATATGGTTTGTAACCTTCATGAGATGGAGAGGCGCAAACATAACCTTGAGCGTCTTAAATCCAAGGTAGAAAAATTATCTAAGTATCAGGAAAAAGAACTTCAGTGCCTTGATATTAAGATAAGGATGATAAAGGATGCTTATGACTCAGGTGAGATAAAAGGTGGGGATATGTTGATAAAACACAACAAATTATCTATCTTTAAATCTCGTAAAGGTCATAGTTTTAGTGAAATACAAAATATTCAAGAACAGGAATTTAACAGATAAGTCATGAAAAAGATTTTGCAAGCGGAAGTTATATACGATGCTTTTATGGATACGATATTAAAAAAACTTCCAAGAAAAAAAGAGGATTATCCTGATTGGTACAAAGAACGTCTTGAAAAGTGTGAAGGATGTAAATTCAACACCAAGAACGTTCCTAACTCTATGTTGCCTCTTTCTTTGTATGTAAGCAAGAAAATAGGTAAAAATCGTTGTTCGGTATGTACGTGCTTCATCAAGCAGAAGGCCTGGAGCAAGACAGAGGAATGTGCGCTTGGGGAGGGGCTTCCCCGTCCTTCGTGGATGGATCGTCAGTATTCTATTGATTTTTATGATGAGAAATCAAGATGGAATAGATTGGAACTTATCACAATGGATTCTGATGAATTTAATGTTATTTCTACAGATGACAAGCAATACAATATTGACCTCTCTAAAGACGGTAAATCATTTGAAATCATTTTCGAACCGATAGAAAAAGGGAACAGTATAAGGTTTTCATTCGTTCTTGAGTCAAAGCATGATATGAAGATAACAGCATCAGAGACATCTTGTGGTTGTACGTCATCTAATTTGAATATCATAGACTCCCGTCACTTTAAGTTCAATATAGAGATACATACAGCAGGATTTGGAATAGGAAGATTCGTAAAGCACATGACTGTTCACTATCAAAAAGATGGGTCTAAAAAAGAGGAAAAAATTCCGTTTAATTTTGAAGGTACTATAATTCAAAAAAGTTAAGTTATGGGCGGATGTGGTAAAGCAAGGCATTTACAATGCGAGGATAAAAGGAAGTCCTTATTTTCTATGTTGCAGGCATCTTGTGACGATCTCCCCGATTATTCTGCCGGGGACATTCTCTATGCCGTACTTAGATCTTTTGCAAAGAAAAGAGGATTGTCTGTTTCTTTTTTAAGGACGCTGACAGACAGCGAGCTTTTTGAAGTGGCTGATTATAATTTATCAATGGAGTTGATGGACGTTATTATTCATGATAAAAAGGTTCTTGACAATGAAGAAGATTGATTTTGATTCAGATATAAAACATCTTATTTCTTATTACAACCATCTACTGTCTGCGCAAGATAAGGTGGGAGAGGAGATGGAAGAGATAACTAAGGATATTATTAGGAAGAAGGATGAGGAAAACAACATAGAGTTAGAAGACTTTATTGATTTGGAGGAAAAGTCGTTTATGACCAACTTGTATCAACAAGAGATGCTGAAAGTATCTTCTTCTATAAAGGCAGTTTACAGGTTATCTATTAACGCCGGTCATAATCTTAACATAGATGATGACAGCAAGAAGGTTCTTGACAGGATAGTAAACGACGGAGAATCAGATTTTATTATGTACGTTGACAATAATACTGATTCTGTTATGTTCAAGGAAGAATCTGTTGAGGAAGGAATAAAAAACATGTGCAAGTATCGTGTTGATCCATCTTCTCTTGAAGACAGGTTTAATATGCTTAAGTCTCAGTATGAGTATTTTTTAAAAATAGTGAATAATGAAGGTAAGAAAGCCGACTAACGATGATGTCTCTTACGTAGATCGAAAACTCCTTGTGCTAAGGGATCAGATAGATAAGGCTGAACGTTATCTATCTGAAAACCCTTGGGATAAAATAGAAGATTCCGATAAGAGGGAGAAGGAATTTAGGTTTCAAAAAAGCTTGTCTGATAGCTTAATGCAATGGACTGAATCTTATATTAAGATGTGTGGGATAATGGATGTCTATAATCAGCTTGAGGCTGCCAAAAACAAAAAAAGCCTAAAAGGAGGACAAACAGTATCAGGTATTCAGTCTTTTGTTAAGAATGAAGCTAAGAACAAGCTCGATAAATAGTTTTGTCATGAATATTAACAGTAAAGAACTTTATATAAATATGGGTAACGATATTCCGTTATGGAATGACCTTTATTCTTATGAAGAGCAAGATGATGATGTCAAGCAATTCTGGGAGAATGAGGCTATGAAACTCCTTAACGGTGTTACCATAAATGGGGTGTTTATCCATCCTTGGCTATACTGGCATATCAATTTCTGGAAGATGATGATTGACGTAGGAGAAGATCGTATTCCAGGAAATTCACAGCTTCGTGATAATGAATGGATGTTTGCCGAATTTCTAAAGCAGGCTGAAGAAGAGAATAAAGGAATATTCATGTTCGGGTGCCGTCGTTTTGGGAAAGCCCTTCTTGATTCTGAGATACTTTATCTTGAGGACCGGGAAAAGATGATAGGAAATATTGTTGTAGGGGATAAGATATATGACGATAAAGGTAATTTGGTAGAGGTCGTAGGTGTCTATCCTCAAGGGAAAGTAACCACCTACAGAGTCGTATTCGAAGACGGTCGTAACGTTATTTGTTGCGGAAATCACCAATGGCGTGTCAATCATGGCGGAAAATGGCATGTTAGGAGTCTTAGATCCATAGCTGGATTAGATTATAAGAGTATGTCTATTCCAGTAGGTGAGGCCCTGAACTACCCTACGGCAAAGCTGCCGGTTCCGCCGTCGGCCTACGCCTCGATGCTGGCGGCTTATCTTGGTGGCTATGGAGGGGATATGTTTTTTGATAAATACGTTTGTAAGAAGTTTTTAAGATCGTCCATAGATCAAAAGAAAGATTTTATAGAAAACTTCATTCGTTCTTTCAGAAACGTAGTAACCGGAGAAGAAGAGCTTACGTTGTCTCATATTGACATGGATGTCATAAATTTTGTACAACGTATGTTTTGGGCTTCAGGTTGGTATGCTAAATTGGAGGGGAATAAACTTATACTATCAAGGAATCGTAAGGAATTAAAAATAAGATCCATATCGATATACGGAAAGGAGCATGCCACTTGTATAACCGTTGATAATGATTCTCATTTATTTTTGACCACCAATTACATCGTTACTCATAATACGGCCATAATGAGTTCTCTTCTGGCTCGTAATGCTACAATGACGTACAATTTGACGCATAATGTTATTGGAGCAAGTAAAGAAGACCTTGCCAATATGGGAGAGTATCTTGAGTTTGGACTTGATAATCTTCCTCCTTATCTTACTATAAACAGGACCGGTAACGACTGGACTAAAGAAGTTGTTTTAGGTACAAGAAACATCAATAATCAACGTGATGTTCATGCCAGAATAAGAATCACTAACGTTGATGATGGAAAGACGCGAGGCTCATTGAAGACCGCAGGCGGAACTCCATATACGTCTATATATGATGAGGTAGGTAAATTTCCGGTGCTTGGGGCATGGCTTGCCGGTAGGCCGGCTCATATGATGCATGGTAGAATGAGGGGCGTTTGTTTGATGGCTGGATGTTGTTGTGCTGGAACCATAGTATATAAATCAAATGGTGAACCATGCCGAATAGAGGATTTGAAGCAAGAGGATGGAATAGTAGGATTCGATAATGTATCATCAAAAGCTGTAAGTCAAGACATAACATGGATGAAACCTCCTGCCGAGAAAGAGTGTTATAGAATAACGACCAAAAGAGGCAGGGTATTGGAATGTAGCGGTGATCACCCTATTTTGACTGTTATAAGTAAAAGAAGTGGTGAATTTAGGTATTTTGGGGCTGACTTCAGAAGAGCTGACTCTCTTAGAGTTGGTCGTAAAATATGTGTATCGGATGGTGTGGATATATGGGGAGATAAAAAAATGTTTGATCCATACCTTGTTGGTATTCTAATAGGGGATGGGAGCTATGGTTTTGATAAGACTCCTGTCGTGTCTACCAGTGATAATGAGGTGTATGATTATATACGATCTAAATATGAGTGTTGTATAGAGAAACAGTATAAGACTAAGAACGGAAAAGACTATAGGGAAATAAGAATAAAAGGTATATGCCATGAGTTAAGGGAACTTGGTATATATGGTCAGACTAAAAAAAACAAAACACTTCCTTTAAATATACATTTATATAGAAGGGAGGATGTTATTATGATGATTAGGGGGTATTTTGATGCTGATGCTACTTTTTGTTCTAATAATGATAAAAGACATCATCGTATAAGTGTAGGATCTTGTAATAAACATCTTCTTGAAGAAATAAAGGATGTTCTTTTTAAATTTGGAATACATAGTACTATTTCTTATAGCCCATCTAAGAATCCAGCAGATAGATCTATTATTCTTGATTCATATGTATGTAATATATTGGATAAATTATCCATGTTTAAATATTGTGATATAATTGGAACAGATATAGGATATAGAAGAGAAAAACTTGATTCTATAAGGGAATTTAGTTCTAATTTTAGCACATTTGGTTCTTTTAGGTCAAAATATTTAGATGGAGTGATAATAGAAAGGATAGATAAGATAGAGTATATAGGAATTAAGCCTGTTTACAATCTCACTGCATCAGATACTCACACTTATATAGCAAATGGTATTATAACTCATAATACTGGAGGTAATGTAGAAAAGTCTCAAGATGCCCAGAAAATCATGAACTCTCCGGACGAATATGGATTCATTATAATGAATTATGATATTCTAAATAAGAGAGTTATTAAACCAACATGGCGTATATGTAAATCTGGATGCTTTGTTCCGGCCCAGATGTCTCATGCTTATGAAAAGAAAGAAACGACTCTTGATAAGTATCTTGGAGTAGAGAATGCTCCCGGTCTTAAGAAGATAAAAATAAAAGTTTCAGACTTTGATAAAAATACTGGAATAATAAAATCACGTCTTGACGAACTTGTCAAAAAGGATAGAGCTTTATACGTCCAGGAACGAATGGCATTCCCTTTGTCTATAGATGATTGTTTCCTTAATACGAACGTAAATAGGTTCCCTGTAGAAGATGCGTTGAAACACAAAAGCCGTCTTCTTGAAGAAGGTAGGCCTGGTAAAACAGTGGATATTTATCAGATAGACGGCATGAAAATGGGGTATAATTTTAGTGATAAGCAGCTTGCTGATTATCCGTTTCAAGGTGGTAACATAGATTCTCCTGTTGTTATATATGAGGATCCACCAGAAGAAGGAGGTGTTTTTGATTACACTTATGTCTCATCGCTTGACCCCTATAAATCTGACAAGGCTGATACTGATTCTGTTGGTTCGTTTTATGTACTTAAAAGATATGTAAAAATCAACGATCCATTTGCTTATTGCATAGTAGCATCATACGCATCACGTCCTCCATCTTCCGATGATTTTTGTAGGAATTGTGAAATACTTCAAGAAGCGTATGGGGCCAAGTGTCTTATGGAGAATGCCGACCGAATGTATGAATTTTATCTTACGAGACGAAATAAGCAGCTTATGTTGCTGGAAGATGGCGAACGTCTTGCCGGTAAGATTATCCGTGCCGGAGCCCGTCAGAACAATAAGCTCGGTTTGGCTCCTACGGTTCCCAATCAGCGTATGCTTTTCAATACCGTTATTCAATATTGTTGGGAGGATGTTGTTGTTGGGTATGATGATGATGGTAATGAAATAACACAGAAAGGTATTTACCGTATCCCTGATATAGAACTTCTTGATGAGATCATAGCCTTCGGCCCCGGGACCAACACCGACCGTATCATAGCCTTCGGCCACGCTCTTCTTCTGGCTAAGTATTATGATGATATGGGTTACATGCCTGAAAGTACGACTCAGAAGGAGAATCAAAAGAAGAGAGAGCGCAAGAAGATAGAACAGGTCAAAGGATTTACGGTAAGAAGACATAACCCTTATAAAATGAGGTGACGAGAACAAATTCCTTATCTTTGTGAAAAATAGGATAATAGGATGGAATATTTCAATAGAGATCAGGCTTTTCCGGCCAGAGGAGTATTTTCAGGTTTGCCGGTACAGGCGATACCTACCAAGAGAAAAACCAAGGAGTGGTTTAAAGCCACTATGGATTCTCTTGAATTGATTGGCTTAAAGCAGCTTGATGAGAACCAAAAGTTCAAGGATTTTTATAGAATGATGGAAGGTAAGTTATCCTTTATGGAGCTGAAAGACGTAATTCCTTATCTTAAGGATGTTCAGTCTATAAGGGACAATGTAAATATTCCATCATTCTTACGTCATTATGATATAATAGGTACGATCGTAAACGCTTTTGTAGGATGGTTGGGCAACCTTTCTGACAAGTATAATGTAGTTGGATTGGACGAATCTGAAGTGAATCAGTATTCTGCCACGAAGGAGAATCTCCTTCATAATTACATTAAAGAGGAATTGGACAGAAGGATTAGGCAAGAATTGTTAAATAGGGGATTGGATCCGGATTATAATAATTTTGCAAGCGAAGAAGAAAAGCAGGCTTATGCTCAACAGATACAAGAGGTGAAAGCATCTATGACCCCTCCTGAGATAGAGAACTTCATGAATACAAAATGGAAGACTGCCGAGGTTATATGGGGTTCTCATACGCTTGAGGCGGACAGGGGGCGTTTTTACATGGATGAGATAGACACTGAGAATTTCATCGACTATCTTCTTACCGGTCGTTGCTTTAGAAATTATCATGTAGGATACGACTATTATAAGCCGGAAAGATGGTCTCCGTTGAATACGTTTTATTCTAAGACATTAGATAGCAAGTATCCTCAATATGGGGATTATATTGGTCGTGTTCATTATTATACTGCCAATGATATTATAGTAAGGTGGGGGCATCTTCTTACGGCAAAAGACAAGCAAAAGCTTATAGGAGGTGCTGATAATTTCAATGGTACTTATAACAATGGTGATAATGGAAGCTATGTAAGTTTATCCAAATCGGCGAGCGTAGGGATGTTATATCAGAATAAGGTAATACCTTGGAAAGGATATAATGATTATGCTTCTATAAAAGCTTATGAGGATTATTACGGTATTCCAGCCGGCACATATACCGGATACGATAGTAATGGCAACGAATATCACAGAACCAGATTCATGCCAAATTTAGAGCATGGTAATTATTATAACCGTGCCCAGAGTTTAAGCGACGAGCATGTTCGTAGTGATTTGTATCAGGTAACTGAATCATATTGGGTATCTCCGGCTCAGGTGTATGTAATTACCTACCAAACTGAAACCGGATTAGTAACTACCGAAATGGTAACCGATGAGCTTCTTCAAGACTTTTTACAGGAAAATGGTATTAAGAAAATTACCAGAACCATGAGTAAAGGAATGGAGGATCCGGAGATTAATACTTATTTCGTAGATTACGTTCCACAGGTAAGGTACGGGGTTAAAATCAGTGGCGGGGCTCTCGCTCAGGACAACCTGTATCTGGATGGAGAACCTATCGATCACCAGATAAAAGGGGATAGCAACATCTATGACTTTGTTTTACCTGTTGCCGGATATATCGGTACTTCTATGGCTAACAGGATTCAGCCATATCAAATATTCTATAATTTCTCCATAAACCAGATAAACAATATTCTTGAAAAGGAGATCGGTAAATTCTTCTTAGGGGATATCAATCTGGTTCCAAGTGAATACAAGGATTTGGGTGAAGATGTGGCTGATATATGGGCAAACCTTCTTGATGTAGCTAAGTCTGTAGGTGCTCTTACATTAGATACCTCATCTCAAAACACGAAAGGTGGTGTTCCTTTCAACCAGTTTGCTGTCTATGATTTGTCCCAGACAGAGCAGCTTAAAACAAGAATGGAGCTTGCTGAATGGTCGAGGATGAAGTGCTTTGAAATGGTTGGTATCACGCCTCAAGTAATTAACGGTCCCAACAGGTATGAGACCGCCACCGGGGTCCAGCAGGGCGTTACGGCATCTATGTTACAAACACAGATATACTTTGATAACTTCGGTTACTTCAAGAAACGTGCTCTCGATCTCCATCTTGCTGTAGCTCAACAATGCCAGGAAGAAGGAAAGGATATTTCTGTAATGTACACAAAAAGTGACCTTACCAGAGCATTCTTATCTATAGGAACCGACGGTCTTAGTCTAAGGCATCTTGGTGTTCAGGCATTATCTAATTCCAAGAAAAGGGATGAGCTTGAGAAATTTAAAACTTTCATGTTGCAGCTAAATACAGCCGGAGGCGATATTTACGATCTTGCATCTATCTTCACATCAGATTCTATGGTGGAACTTATACAGAATGCAAGGAATACTCGCGCATACAACGAGCGTCAGATGCAGCAGCAACAACAGAATCAGATGCAGCTTAACCAGCAACAGATACAAGCTGAAGCTGCTGAGAAGGATAAGCAACGTCAGCATGAACTTGCTTTGGAAGACAAGAAAGGTCAATACAGGATACTTCAAGAGAAGATCCAGGCGGCAGGCAGGGCGGCAGACGCCAAGAGCGACGCCACCTCCCTCAACTTCCTGGCTTCTGTTTCAGATCAGACCGTAAGGCAGGCTGATATAGAAAGTAAGGAAAGGATAGAGGATAAGAAAATTGAAAACGATTCCAAACTTCATGATGATGAAATGAGAATGAAAATGGAAGAGTTAAAACTAAAATCCAAAGAGCTTGCTCAACGAGCGAGGGAAGATGCCACCAAAAGGTATGTAGCCGGAATCAATAAGAATTAAGGATTAAATATCCCCAAATTTCATTAGAAAATCTCTAATAAAATTTGGGGATATTTAATTTTTAGTGAAGATTAAACACTTATAAGTTTTTTGTCTGAAATATAGGTATTTAAATATTTTTGCAGTATGGGAAAATTAGAAAAAAATGGAATAGTAGAATTGGACGATATTTTTAGTATCGGTCCGGTTGATGATGTTTATAATAGGGAAGAAGATATTCTGCCTATTAATGGTAATGAACCGGCTAAAAAAGATGAGAAGCCTGTAGAAGAAGGTTCTCAAATTAAAGAAGAGCTGGTTGTTGATCCTACTCCTGATCCTAAAGAGGATAAAAAAGGAGAAGAGAATGTAGTTGATGTTAATCAGGATCAGGTAGAGACCCCGGTTGTCAATTACAGAAAAGTATTGGATGCCCTTTCTTCAAGGGGAATTATTCCCGATTTGAAAGATGTGGTGTTTAGCGGTGAAAACGGCGAAGAGATTACTATCAATGATCTTGATTTTAGTAAAGAAGATTCATTGTGTGACATACTATCCACAGTCCTTGAAAGCCAGAAAGAGGACATTGTTAAGGATAAGATAGATGTTACCTCTGTTTCTGATATTACTAAGAAGCTTATCCAGGCTGATAAGGCCGGCGCGAATATCGTTGATATTCTTAAGCAATATGATACGAATGTCGCTCCTATAGAAAAGCTTGACATTGAAAACAAAGCAGATCAGATAAAGATCGTTCGCCATTATGTTGATCTTCTTGGGTTGCCTAAAGATGAAGCTGATGAGTTTTTCAAAGGCATTATCAATAAAGGTGAAGAGTATGTTGAAGCAAAGGCTATAAAGTATAAGGCTGAGCTTGATAAGAGAATGGATGATATTATCCAGCAACGTACTAAAGAGGCTGCCGAAAAGAAGGCGAAGGATGCAGAAGATTTTAGAAGGTATAAGAAAGACCTTAAGTCTTCTATCCAGGCAAAGTATCAGCTAAATGACACTATGGTATCTAAAGCTCTTGATTTTGCCCTAAAACCTTCTGAATCGAATCCCAGAATTACCAAAGCATTTAATAGGGTAAGGGAGATGATGATGAATCCGGAAGAAGCGCCAGATTTGATTATGTTTCTTATGAACCCAGGAGAGTTCATAAAACAGAAGTCGAATCAAGCTGTAGTTGATGAGAAAAAGAAAATTTATAAGCTCATCAGCCACACAAATAAAGACAAGAGGGTAGCTCCGGTAGATGATAAAGGTGATCAAGTTCAAGGTGTGAAGTTCGATGAAATCAGTATAGATTAAAAATTAAAACATTTTTTCGTTCATGGCTAATGTACTTTTAACAAAAAATTTCCCGGCCACCATGAATGGTGACACGGTGATTGGATATACCGACGCTAAAGTCGTTAAGCAAAGTATCGTAGAGCACGATCTTAGCTCTTTAGAAGATTGGTACTACGAAAATCCGGATAAGAACCATCTGGGTATGCTTGAGTTGTTTTCTAACATTACAAACTATCCTCTGCCTATGTATATGGGTATGATTAAACAGGATGCTACTATTACCGTAAATGGTATCAATGGTTCATTCCGTTATGATCTTCCGGTATCAGAAACGTATGAGGTGGTTACAGTAGAAGACACGTCTTTGAAATATGCAAAACCTGGTATTGATGAAAGCTTCTTCGAAATTGTGTTGAATGCACAATTCAAACAAGGAGATGTTATTACTTACGATGTGATTAACGGTTGCCAGGCTCTTATCTCTACAGAGCGCCCTCCGAAACAAGAAGGTGAAAACTGGAGATATTGGTGTAAGCTGTGGGGTCGTTCTCGTGCTAAATACTTCCCGAAAGACATGCTTCGCGCCGGTATTAAATACTGGAAGGTAACAAACGTTCTTGGTGAGTTCTCTACTCAGTTCTCTGGTGTAGGAGGTGCTTCTAAGGCCGGTTCTATGACTTGTGAATTTACGCTTGGTGGACACCGTGGTGTTGAAGGTGAAACGACTATGTACGCTGGTATTAAGTCTTTGGCTTATGCGGACGAACGTACACAGAATTTCATCGACAAGGCTTACCAGAAAGTTCGTCAGCTTTCTGAAATCAGAGGAGGTGATGCAAGTTATGCCATTATCGGTTCTCGTCTTGGTGACGGAAGCATTGATATGCGTACGGCACGTGTAGCCAATACAGTGTCTTTGTTCTGTTTGGCTGAGTTGGCTAAGATGGAAGCATACGAACTTATGTTCATGCGTGGAGGTAGAGTTAAGGGTCATAATGGTGTTTTGATGAAAAACGAAGGTTTGTACCATCAACTTCGCCGTGGTTTCGTTATCTCATATGCACGTCCGGGCGGTATCAAGCGCGAACACTTCCTGGCTGCTGCTGACTATATTTTCCGTGGTCGTAGCGATATGCCGATTGAAAATCGTGTAATGAAATTCAAGGTAGGTGCTATGGCTTACAAGAACATCGTTGAAATCTTCCGTGATGAGTTCTTCGCTCAATTAGGTGCTTTGGCTCCTCTTATGGGTACAGAACGTATCATCAATAACCCGGTAACAGGATCAAACGATGCTCTTGAATTAGGACCTGTAAAGATCAAGGGTGTTACTATTCCGGGTATTGGTAAGGTCATTGTAGAACACGAACCTTCTTTGGATTACGTTGATATGGTAGATAGAAGCCAGTTGGTAGACGGCATGACTCCTATCACATCATATTCATGTATTATGGAAGACTTGACCGCTCCTGAATATTCCAATGCATTCGCCGGCATCCCTGCTTCAGCCGAAGCTCGTATTGGTAATATCAACAGCAATGTATTCTACGTTAAGCCTGATATTGGTTCTATGTGGTGGGGTTACGAACAAGGTAGATGGTCATCCAGAGTATCGGCTCAAGAAATTGTATCCAGCCATCCTCGTATGTCAGAACAATTCTGGTGCCACTCTGTATCGGCTTGTTGGGTAAAAGATACCAGCCGGTTCGTAACAATTGAATTGTTACCAAGCTCTTTGTAATCATAACTTTTAATATTAACTTGCGGTCGGCTTTAAAACCGGCCGCAAATTTTGTTTTTTTAGGATATATAAAAATGGGAAAAAAGATTTTTGAAGAAAGCCATGAGTCTAAGAAACTGCTGGCTACCGTAGGAGGAATGAAGATATATTCCGACTCTATTTATGTTATAACAGGTAAGATGGATGAAGAAGCTCCTTCCGGATATCAGGAAAGAGGTATTTCCAAGACTCCTTTCCCCGGAAATAAGACAGTATCTTGTTGTGGATGGGATAAGGATCTTAGGGTGTATGATACCGGTTTCTTCATCAATTCAGCATGTTATAAAGGTTACTCACTTGAAGACAAGAAAGTTGAAATGGATATGCGTATTAAGAATATTCGGTATCCGTTTGAAGAAACTGTCAATGAGGACCTGGACCAAAAGAACTTCGATTTCTGGGATTCTTACAGAATTGACTTATATGATGGTCGTTTGTTCTACACTAATGACGTTCGTGATTTATTTGAACTGTATATAGCTATTTTGTCCAAGTCTCTTACTCCTAAAGAGGAAGACGGTAATCCGATGTATGTCGAATCTTATTATTGTGTAGAAGATAAGACTACGGCCGTAGATATCAGGAAACAACGTCAGATTGACAAGGCTGATATTTTATACGAGTTCATGAACAAACTGAAAGGATCTGAGGCTGAAAGGAAAAGCATCTACGATCTGCTTTTGTATCTTGACATCATATACAGCGTAGAGCTTGATCAGAGCATGGTTCAATACATATTCACTAATTGGATTGACGCCAAGAATACGAACGTTGACATGTATAAAGAAGCAAGCTCAAGGTTCTTATCTGACGACGAATCTTCTGAGGGAATGCAGGTGATTAAATTCCATCGTATGATCAAGGAAATGATTGAGGGCCTGGCTGTCACCGTCAACACCGACGGACTGTATCTGAATGGCGAGCTCCTGGGCGCCGACGCCATCTCTGCATCTATGGCTCTTGCTTCCAATAAGTCTATGTTAGAAACTAAGTCACGTGTCCTGGAAGCGTATAACGCTTTAAAGAACAAGCATAAAAAAATAGAAGGCACTAAGTCTGACAAGAAGAAAAAGGAAGATGAGAAAGGTTTCGATATTGATCAATACGCTGACAAAAAATAATAATTTATGAGAATCGTTGATTGTTATCTCCGGGCCTTACAGAAGGCTGAAGAAAACATGACCAACGGTGGTATAAAACTTGACAAGGCACGTTTTGTTCAGCTTTTTAATGACGAACAAAACCGCCTTGTTCGTTATATCCTTGATAAGAAAAATGAAGAGGATATACGTTATATCCAAAAGCTGGTTGTGTATTCGAAAGAACTTGACGAGAGAGGAGATAAAGATAATCCGGAAAGCACTTTATTTTCATTGCCTTCTGATTTCTTTTCTTTTTCAAACATATCAGGCGTATTTACCAAAGGTGAATGCACGGTCACTGATTTTACCATGTGGGAGGCTAAGAACGAAAACCCTCATGAGCTTCTTGCCGACTTTTTTAACAAACCTGATTTTGATTTTAGGGAAACATTCTACACTATAGGCGAAGATTCGGTAAGGGTGTATAAATCTGGTTTTGATGTAGACACCGTTTACCTTACATATTACCGCTATCCGAAGGAAGTTGACATCGAAGGATATATTAAATCAGATGGTTCTAATTCAACCGATATAGATCCTGAATTAGATGATAAATTAATTGGTATTATCCTTAACATGATTGAAAAGCAATTTGCTTTGAATGAAAGCGAATACGGACGTTATCAAATAGACTCAAACAACGTCCAATCTCCTTTATAGCAGAACAAAGGCGTGTCCTAAATTAAAGACTATCAAAAAGCATTAAGAATTAATTAATTCCTAATGCTTTTTGTTGCTTATATGACTATCGCTATTTTTGAGACAGATAACAGAATACTAATTTTTAAAATATTATAAGGCTATGGCTATCCATAAACCGTATGACAGACACATTATCTGTCCTCCGCACGCTAAGTTGGCGGACGTAGATTCTTTGTTGCTTCAAGAAGGTCAGATCGCTATCTATGATTTGGATGGTGAGCAGACTAAAGATGGTTTGAAAGCGTTGAAAGACTTGAAAGGATATCGTAAGGACGAACAACGTTTCCAGATCAGAATCGGACGTAATGAGATGGTGAACGACCGTGTATCTGATGATAAATCATTCTCTACACCTACGTTTGCTATTGATGAAATTATAGAAGTGTATGCTTCTGCTCCGAAGAGCAAAGAAATTAAAGTAGATGAAGTTATTTTCGGTTACAACGGAATTGACGACAATACCGCTATTACAGCAAGAAAAGGCGATCGTATTCCTATCCATATTAAGCTGACAGGACGTTTGTTTGAGCTTCGTGGTTATCCGATGGGTGAGGTGAATATCGATGATTACATCATTTTCGAAAACTGTCCGGGTCGTGAGGATATGTGCTCAGAATGTGATCCTTGCGAAGATGTTGATATTTTGGCTGCTATCTTGAAAACAATCGAACGTATCAAGAATCAGCCGATTGCAGGTGGTGGCAAGGTAGGTGATTTTGTAGAAATCCATCCTATCCATTCTTGCAATGAACTGGAAAAAACTCCGGTAGAAACCGACATGAATTTCTATTGCATGGAAATGTGTGATACCGGTGATGCTTATGCCCTGGCTCAGCTTAAGGCTGCTTATCCTGGTTTGGATATCAAGAGAGTCGGACGTCATCTTTCTACATCTAAATATCAGGTGATGAAAGAAGGTGGTAAGCCTTCTGATTATACTCAAAAGTTGTCTTCTATCATGAAAGGCTGCGAAGAGTGCCCTGATGGATATACTAAGGTAGACGGCGGTTTGATTTATGCCGTAACGTTAGAGGATGATGGTGTTGATCAGTCTACTGTAGTAGAAAGCATTAAGAATGCCGTTAGTAGCACTGCCGAGAAAACAGCAGCCCAAGATGGCGGAGTGGGTATGTACACTGTGGCCGTAAGCAAGAAACTGACGAAGGCTGATATCGATGCATTTGTAGAAACTAATCCGACTGCCACAGTAACGTTTGTTGCTAAAACAGCAGATATGTGTAGCAATCCTACTGTTACTACCGTTAGTTGGGAAGCATGTGGTTCTTGTAAGATTTCGAAAGAAGCTTATGAAATTACGTTGCCGGATGATGAATGTGGTGGTAGTGCAAAAGCAGAATTACAGGCAGCATTCCCGTATCTGACAATCGAAGATTACGGTACGCCTGGTGGATGTCAACACAAATTCAAAACAACGGTCGTTACTAACATGGTTTGCGACGAATGCGATAAAATTTTCAAAGACTTTTTCGTATCTAAAGCTCCCGAATCTTATCGTGGACGTAACTGGAAACGTTTGGGTGCTGTAGCAGGAGATCAGTCTATCATCGCCGACCCGCTTCCTAAGAACTGCAAATGCGGTATTTTGTTCCGTGGTATTGACTACATGATTTCTCCGTCTGACTGTTTGATTGACCGTCTGACATTCCAAGAAGGATCTGTTCGTATTGCTGTAAATGGCGGTTATCCGGATGAACAGCGCGAGGCTATCAGCACGTACTTCAACCCGATCCATACCGAATACAAACAGCACTGGGCTCCGCGTACTCACCTCGGCGCTGAATTGCTGGATAAGGAACGCGAACAACGTATGTTCTTCGACTTCCGTAAGACTCACCAAGAACTTATGGAACGGATGTTTACCAACGAAGAAACCCGCTTAGACCTGTTGGCTCCGTATGCTGATTATTCAGTAACGTTGAAGCCGGCACGTTATTCTAATGGCTTCGGTAGGGTAATTGATGATCATATTACAGTACACTTCCATGTACCGTATGGTGCTCACGAAGGTATTCAAGACCTTATGGATTTGTTAGCTGCTTCGGCAAATATCAAGCCCTGCAAGATTTGATTTTCCTTTTTTCTATATATCCCAAGGGGGAGGAGGCTGGTCCTCCACCCCCCTTTTTGTAATAAAATAATTTGAAATAGATCGATTTCATATGAACGGCGTGGATTCTTTAGTCGGTGCCTTAGGTAGGGGCATTGATAAAATAACCAACATAGTTGGAAAATGGGGTTCCTCCCAACCGGTAGATGACAGCAAATCCGGTATAAAAATAGGGGACAAAATCTACCAAGTGGTTGTGTCCTTAAATGGCTGTTATTGGTATCTTGACGAAGAAGGTAAGAAGCATCCTGTTTCTGGTATTCCGGCCACAACCGAATGGGAGTGGATTAACATAGCTGAGAAAGTTATCAAAGATTTCAAAACCTGTTACCGTACACCTGGTGGAAAGGTTGAAGTATGGAGTTGGTATCTTCTTAACGATCAGATGGATGTTCTTAAAGAAACCCATAGAATTACCGACAGTACCGACATGGATAATCCGGTAGGTAAGGTTCTTACTAAAATACCGGACGAATGGGTTATGATCGACTGCGATCTTCCTGATATGACAGAACGCGACATTACGTTCGTCAACAGATGTTATAAGACTCCGGATGGTAAGGTTGAAATAGAAGGATTGGAGGCCATAGATGATAAGATAAATATCAGGGAATCTATTTATACCGTTATTCAATCGACGGACGATAATTTCCCTGCCGGCCATGTTTTTAAACTAATTCCAGAGAATTGGGTTCGAATGGTTTGTGACTTTCCTGATATGACAGAACGAGACGTAACTTACGTTCTTGAATGTTACACTACTAAAAAAGGAAAAGTGCAAGTAGAAGGTTTGGTAGCCATAGATAACATCCTTGGAGCCAGGGAAGAGGTTTATACCGTTCTTCAGTCAACCGATCCTGATATTAAGGTAGGAACCGTGCTGGATTCCATTCCCGAAGATTGGGTGAGGATGGTCTGTGATTTTCCTGACATGACGGACCGGGAAATTGTTGAAGTAGACGAATGTTATAAGACTGATGGTGGTAAGGTCAATATAAAAGGTTATCAATCTATTGATGCTGTTCTTGGTGTAAGGGAACAGTATTATTATATTGTTAAGACAACGGACGACGCCTATCCTCAGTGGACGAGAATAGATAAGATACCTAACGAATGGACGAAAACCGAATGCGATTTTCCTGATCTTACGGAAAGACATATTATGTCCGTAGATGAATGTTATACTACTCCTGGTGGTAAAATACATCTTGGTGGATACAGGTCGGTAGATAGCATAATAGGTGTCCGGGACGAGTATCTTATTGTTTTAGAAACTACCGACCCTGATATACAAAGAGGCGCCACATTCAGCAAAATACAAGAAGGATGGCAGCGTATTGTTTGTGATTTCCCTGATGCTACTACATCCGATACAGAAATAGTAGAAAACTGTTATAAGACGGAAAAGGGCAAGGTTCAGATCCGAACATACATAACAATGGACGGATACGGAAATACGAGGGAATTAAGACATATGGTTCTTAAAACAACCGATCCTGATTACAATATCGGATCCAATATCGATCAGATACCGGTAGGGTGGTTAAGTATCGAGTGTGATTTTGCGTCAGCTACACAGCGTCATATAAGACAGGTGAAAAACTGCTACGTTTCTGATGCAGGGAGCATTTACGTTGAGGGAGAAATTGTTTACGACAATGACCTTGACATAGACAAGATGGCGCTGACGGTTATGGAAAGCACTGACCCAGCGATAGCCGTAGGGACGGAGCTGGCTGCCATTCCCTCTGGCTATGTGAAAACAGTTTGTAGATGTAATTGTTGCAACCACTAAATCTTATTGTCATGAGCTGTAACGAATATTTTTTAGTAACACTGGAGTCTAAACCGACTCCAGTCCGTCATAAATACACGAATTTAACAGACGAATGGTATGGTCCTGATGGTGTTAAGTACGAAGATCCTGATACGATAGCCAAAATCGAAGAACAAGCTACAGATAAGAATCGTATAGGGGATAACACTTTATATCAGAAACTTATTGAAATACATTCTCAAGGAGAGTCAATAAAATCAGACATCGGAGACATAGGTAAGGTATTAGATTACATAAATGGGGAGGAAGTGTAATGGGAACCATATCAGATAAGTTAATGAGGATCATCAGCACCAAGGAGGATATAAGGCAAGCCCTTATATCCAAAGGGTATGATGTACCTACTTCCATACCTTTTAAAGAGTATGCGAAAATGATATTAGACCTGCCATGTAAAGCAGATTCCTTCCCAGATATAGAAGGTATCGTAGCCAGATATTCCGCTTCCGGTCTCACTAATGAGCAGATGGCTGCCAATCCCGTATGGGTTGATAAGACGGGCAATGGACACGATCTACAGTTGAAAAACTTCTCTTGGAAGGGGATGTCCGGAATTGGCGGGTATGTTGCAGACATAGATGAGTGGGGCATAAATACAACGGCGGCTTATTTTGAAAGAAACAGCATTAAAATAACAGCAACATTTAAAGAAAATGCCTCATTGGGTTTATTGTACCATAATATAAAATTACGTCAATCTTGCGTTTTAAAAGTAACAGGCATACCAGAAGGTTGCGATGCTTTTTTGGATGATCGATTGGGCAATCGTTTTTACATGTCAGAAGATGGTGTGTATGAAATAATTCCGTCTAACTTTTTGGCAGAAGCTCTCTATTTATCTATAGAAAAATATCCTGAAAGATGGTATGGATCTAAACTTACCATCGAACAACTTCCCCTCTACCCTGGTGCACTCGTTTTTGACGGAGTGGATGATTACGGTACCTGTGATAACTTCCCTATTCTGACTAAGGAAAAGGGATATACGGTTGTGGCGTTGAGACAGTGGATTACAAGGGGTGAAATAGCCCAAGGATTAGTATCTAATGTAAAGAATTGGCTCAAGGATGGTGCCTTCTTGTTAGAATATAGAAATATACAAGCCGAGCATCTTAATAAGCCTATATCTTTTGGAGCAATAGGGAGTGAAAATGATTTACCACACATCCTTACTTATCAGACATCTAAAAGTTATAATGGTGTTTCGATTACAACTGGTAATTTTGAAGGAACAGATGTGCTACATGTTGGGAAATTAGCTCCAACTAATGTAGGAACTTGTATTAACGCTGCTATCTGGGAACTTGTATTTCTCGACCACGATGCCACCGAAGAAGAACTGACCAAGATCAAAGACTACTTCGTCAAAACCTATCCCTGGCTCTTCCCCGACCAAGCATGGACAGTGGTAGGCAAAACCAACGAGGACGAAGATCGTGCTACTATTGCCAACATTACGGGCAATGGTAATGATCTTGTACTGTCGAATTTTGCATTTAGTGGGAATAGTGGGTATGGGGAATACGCTTACAATTTCAGTGATACATCTTGGATAAGCATTCCAGATTATGGAGTCATATCGGATAAAACCAGCAAAAGTTTTAATATAAAATCTTTTGTTTTAGCTGATTATCCTGTACTGTACACTGCTGTAAATAAAGATTCATCAATTAAAAAAGTAAAAATAAAAGTAACTAATTCTATTCCTGGATTTTATTTCGGAAATAAGCCAGCTAATCAAATAATTGATTTGAGTACAGATGGAATTTATGAAATACCATCTTATAATTCTCCTAATGATGTTACTCAATATGGTTTTAGATGCTCTAATGTAAATGATTCCTGTAATATTACCATAGAGCAAATCCCCGAATACGAAGGCTACCTGGTTACTGATGGGGTGGATGATAAGATAACTTCGTCAGCTTTTGAAATGGGTAAGGATTTTACGGTTGTTGGGGAATGGAGGTTTATAATTGATGAAAGAAAGGTTGCAGGCTTAATAAAGCCTCCATCTTTCTATTTGTTTAATGAAAATAATGGATTGAAGTTATTTATAAATAACACAGAAAAAAGTTCATCTTTAAACACTAAATCTTTAAAGGCTATTTGTTCAGATGGACGTGTATATTTTGATGATTGGTCGGAAATGCTACTTAGTGAAGAACAACCTATCACAAGTAGTAGTAAGGATTTGTCAATCGGTTATAACAGTACAATATATACTCAAATGGCTTTTAAGAACTTAGGCATCTACAACGATCAACTCCTCTCTAAAGACGACTGTATCAAAGCATATAACTATTTACAAACTTTAAAAGCAAAATAATATGAAGAAGTACAAAGTTTTATTCTGTGATCTGGATGATACGTTAATTGAGACATTAAGTGGCAAAACATTTCCTAAAGGAATTTGGGATATGAAAATCAAATTTGATGTTTTGGATGCAATTAAGCAGTTTTCTCCTGAGTATGTTTTAATTGTAAGTAATCAAGGGGGAATTGAAGCTGGTTTTGTGGATCATCAAAGATTTCAATCTAAAATAGAATATGTATCACAATGCGTAAAAGAATATTGCGGAGTAAAATGCTATTCGGAATATTGCACCACGAATGATAAGAATGATTTGTATAGAAAACCAAACGTAGGAATGCTTAATCATCTTTGTGAAAACTATGTTGGCGATGATTTTAATTACATAAAATCTGTTACACTTATGATAGGTGACGCAAGTGGACTTGAAGGACAGTTTTCTGATAGTGATAAAAGAACCGCAGAAAATTTCGGGATTGACTATCTTGATGTAAATGAATTTGTTAATTTGTATAATAAAAAGAAATAAAAATAGATGAAATACGCGATAGTAGATTTATTGTGGGCAAAATCACATGGTATTGAAATACTGCCCGAAATGAGAACAAGTATAGATCAGAGTAAAGTTATTCTACATGAAGAAATGTTAGTACCTTTCGAAGATGAATCATTTTCAAGAATTTAGGTATCTATGATAATCAGATCCTCTCCAAAGACGAATGTATCAAAGCATACAACTATTTACAAACTATAAAATCGAAATAATATGAAATTCATTATCATACCAAAAGAAGTATATAATTCCGTATCTGAAGAAAAGAGACGTGAATTAGGAATAGGCAGCCCAAGAGCGAGCGTAGATGGCTCTAAAGTTATTTTACATGTAGAACATTATGACCTTCTATTTAAGTCTTTAGACACGCAGGCTGATGACGAACCTCAATATCCGTATCCGGTATATGACAGCCCTTCTTCTGAGTTTGAATCTGTTCTTTCATCTAAAGAATGGGTGTCTGATGTTAATGACGAGCGTCTTTGATCTTGTTATGGTTGGGGTAATTACTATATTTGTAAAAAGTTGAATAATTAAAGCGTGTGGTAGCGTTATCTACCATATAATCATCATGTTTCAGATAATAATCGGATGCGTTTTGGCTAATATCCTTACGATAGCAATCATCGGTTTAGCCCTGTATTTAGTGTATCTTGACATACTCCCATAGCTAAAGCGAATGGGATTCTTGGATACAAGCGCAAGAAACCCCGATGTTACTATCGTTGGAATTACTCTTGCTCTCCAATTCGGAAATGCCCTTCCGAAGTATATTACGGGCTGCAAGAACATCACGGTCGTTGACCGCGCCGCACGACGGGCATACCCACGTGCGGTCGCGTAACGACAGCCCTTTATTAATGCAGCCACATTCGCAAGTTTTGGAAGAAGGATACCATTTATCAATCTTGTGTATCGTTACTCCATACTTTGAAGCAGCATACATAAGTTTGTTAATAAAAGAAGAATGACTAAGATCAGAAACTTTCTTCCCCCACAAACGTTTCATTCCTTCAATGTTTAGATCTTCAATTAAAATATAATCATACTGTTTGCATAACTGATGAGCTAATTTCCATTGAAAATCCGATCGAAGATCGTTTATTTTACGATACGCTTGTTGTAATTCAAACAGTCTCCTTCTTCTATTATTGGAGTCCTTCTTTGCATTAGAAAGCCGTTTGTTTAGTTTTCTAATCTTGTTTTGATATTGTTTAAAGAATAATGGAGACCCAATTTTGCCACCATCACTTTTAGTTAGATAAGTTTTCAGACCAAAATCCAATCCTATAGATGCACCATCATGTGTCTTTCTATAGGAGTTTATAGGATTATGATCTGTAACTATAATCAAGCTATATCTATGGTATGTTTCTCTAACTATTCTAATTTGTTTAACATTACCTTCGTAGACTCTACTATATGAGAATCTAAATCGTTTCTTTCCTTTGTTAATTGTTAGACAATTTCCATTCAGGGTAAACCCACCTTGTTTAAAAACAAAAGAGTTGAAACAATCTGATCTTTTGAACTTAGGAGGTCGTTTAGCTAACTTTTTGAAGAAACGATTGTATGCTGAGTCTAATCTCTGAAGGATTTCTTGTACTGTTTGGGAATGAAGTAGGATTCTTTTTACCCTTTTTGCAAAATGCTTTTGCATCTTACCAACTGGTATGTATTTCCCAAACAGTCTGTAGTATCTACGTTGTAGAGCTAAAGCATGATTCCATACGAAACAGCATTCACGCAGCATCTTATCGAGATACTTTGTTTTCTTTGAATGATAGATGTTGTATTTGTATGAAATCATTTTTTTTAATTACATTTACAGCGTGAATATAATAATAACTTTTGGGTGTATATTAGAATCAATTATTAAAAATACATATATAAACAAAAGAATCATTGATCCCCTATTTAAAAGCAGGGGCTTTGTTAAAGATTGTAAAAACGAAGATCATTTAAAGGCTTTGGATTCTAAGATTGATCAGAAGGTTGAGGACGTAAAAAACAAGGTTGGCGCGGTGATGGACATCGTAGACCAGATCAAGAAATTGTTGGACAAAATTAACAAGAAATAAAAAATGGCAGAAGTAGGTTATAACAGTAAATTCGAAGGTCAGGAGGTTGATTCCAGACTTGAGAATGTGGTGCAGGCTGCTCCTGGAACAGGTTCGGAGTCGGGCAAGGGAGGCCTCATCCCGGCTCCCCCTGCCGGAAGTCAAGATGGTAGCAAGACTCTTCTTAGTAACATGACATGGGGCGATTATGTAAACAAGAAGTATATAGATGATGCTGTATCGGCAGCAGGGTGGAAGAAGCAGATTGTTAGCAAACTTCCTACTGTTGAAGAGGCGAAGGATAATGTCATGTATCTTGTAAAAGATGATGTGGCATCTACAGAAACCAAAAACGTGTATAACGAATATATTTTGGTTACTGAAGAAGGTGGTGGCAAGGTGCTTGAATCGCTTGGTATGATAAGTACCGGAGTAAATTCGACTTATCTTGATCTATCTATGTTTTCAGGTAATTCAGGAACACTTGATGAAGCTTCGTTTGGGAAGGTTCTGGATGCTTACAATAATAAAATTACGTTAGGAAAGTTAGCTGGTAATTATTATTCTTTGGATTATTTCTTATCAGGTAAAGATCTTGGAGGTGTTTTTGAATTAAAAATTGTATTTGTTTCATTTTCAGATACCAATACTGGAGAAGGTACATCTGAGTCTGATATAGAGATTCAGGTAGGAACATATACTGTTACTCAAGATAAGGCTTATAAGGCATTGAGCAATATGGTTACGTTGTCTAATACTATGATGTCTTATCTAAGGTTTATGTCTAAAGCTCCCAGGGTTGTTACGACATTGGTTAATCTTCCTAAAGACACTCATAATATCATAGCCAACGTAGCTTCTGCTACGAGCCTGTCTATGACCGTATCTGCTGAGGATGTTGGACGGGAATGGCAGGTGCGGGTCAACAACACCACCGGCAATGACATTACGCAGCCGCTTCCTACCTCTGGCCTGTTCCAGAGCATGTCAGGCGATAGCGTAATAGTACCTAAAAACAGTTTTATAGAATTAAGTATCTGGTATATCAATGATAAGTTGGTTATCAGAGTGGGTGAACAAGCTTAATAGAAAGGATAGAGTATGCTTTATGTAAATAAAAACGTAAAAGGTTTTTACTGGGAAGGATACGAGTTGGATTCCTCTTCTTACGAAGTAGGGTATTCTTACCAAGATTTCTTAGATGGGAAATGGGTTCAACTTGATTCCGATCAAGAAAAATTCCATCAAAACAATCCTGATGCGAGTGTGAAAGAAGTTATTGCTATGCAGCTTGACCCGGAGCCTCCTGGACCAACTGAAGAGGAGTTGCTTGCCAAGGCTAAGGACAAGAAAGTTTCTGAGGCCAGGGAATATGCTTATTCTGATGCCGTTCGTTCTTATAGTTTGGATGGTAAACAGATATGGTATAATAGCAGCATGAGACAGAAGGTTAAAAACGATATTGACGTAGCAAAAGGAAGCGGGATATACACCGTATCCGTAGCAGATTCAGAATACGAGCTTGATATTGCTAATACGGCAATGAATGAAATGCATGTATATGAATCTGAGTGCAACGATCGTACTGCTGCCATAGAAAAGGAAATAACTTCTAAAACCGACAGGAGTGAAGTTGAGTCTATGAAAGTGGATGAAGGTTATCCTGAGAAGTTGGTAAGGACAAAGGATCAGATCATAGAAAAAAATAAGATCCTTGAAGCCAATGATCTGGAGAAGGTTACAGCTATGTACATGAGGGCGATGATCAACACGCCGGCTATGCTGGAAAACACCGACCAGAATCTTGCTCTTAAGATAAAGGGATTGTACCCTATCTGGGACAAGGATGGAGTTTACGGCGACAAAGGTCTTCCTATGGGCACTGCTGTTGTAAAAGGGCAGCGTTTCCGTAGCAAAAACAAACCTTCGGATTTGGATTGGACCCTGTTTGAAGTAAGGCAAAATCACAATCTCCAAGCCGACTGGGTTCCTGGTCAGGGAGGTGGAGCCGAAAGCCTGTATATGGTTGTTCAGGAAAAGCATTTAGGTACCGTAGACGATCCTATTCCTTGGGTATATAATTCTATTTTAGAGAATGGAAAGTATTACATTGACAAAGAAATTAAGTATCTTTGCATAAGAGATTCAGGCATCCCTTTGGCTTACGAGAACCTTTCTGATCTTGTATCAGCCGGATATGTAAGGGTTGTTTAGGTCGTAATTTGTTGTTAATGTTATGGATAACCCCTGTATATTTATTTATGCAGGGGTTTTCTTTAATCCAGACTCTACTTATTTTTCATATCGGTAAGGTTCTGGTTATCTTTGTGAAAAAGGTTAAGTTATGGAAAGAAAAGATATTATAAAAGAATTGAGTCAGTATTTTAGTATTGTTGAATTAGTTGGTCCTAAAGAATACGGTAGAGACAAAGATCTTTGCTGGAGGTATTTAAGAACTGAATTGCTTCACACGATACTGGTTTTAAGGAAAGACATTTTGAAAACTCCGATGACGGTTAATACCTGGAAGTCGGGCGGAAGGTTTGATGAGCGTGGGTTTAGGAACAATATCTCGGATATAGTAAAATCCAAGACCGTATCAGGGTCTTTGTATATCAGTCCTCATATGCTTGGGGCAGCCATTGATTTTGATGCCAAGGGTATGACGGCAGAAGAGACAAGGAATAAAATAATTCAGTCGCAGGATTTACTTCCTTGTCCCATTAGATTAGAATCAGGTACCAATTGGGTCCATATTGACGTATATGACTCTCTTGGAAGTAGCAAGAAAGTAACTATGTTCTAATATGGCTTACAGATTTGTAGGAAGGATGAATTTAGAAAGTTTCTGGGCTTTTCTCATTTCCGGATTATCAGCATTGTGGATGAATTTCCAGGAGATTCACCACCTTATATATTCTATATTGTTTATATTAGCTATAAATCTTTTGTTAGCTACTATAAAAAGTATCAAACACTGCTATATCCGAAGAAAGAGAAAGAGGCCTTTTAAGATATTGACATGCATAAGCGAAATGGGAGTTTTGAAAATCCTTCTTGAGTTCGCGGCCTGCTCTTTCGGGCTGTTTACCATATCCGGAATGGATCTTATTATGTCTATGGGAGGGCATAAATCCCCAGAGTTTATAGACATGCTTCTTCAGTGGATTACGATATTCGCCTTAATATTATACGGTGGAATGGCATTCAAACGCCTCGGCGACCTTGCACCTGATTTGATGATAGTAAAAGGTGTTAAGTATTTCTTTAGCAAAGTAAGTTGGTGGCAAAAAGTTCCATTCGGAGAAGAGCTTAAAGAAGGTATTAACAACGGTGATATACAAGAACTTTTAGACGAAGATAAGGAGGGTAAAAGATGTGTTTGCAAAAAATGAGAGCCAGGCATGTGTTAGGAGTTCTTCTACTGTGTTTTATATCTTTCTTGTTTGGTAAAACATGCAAGAAACAAGAAATAATATACGATATAAAAATAGATACTGTAATAGATACCATTATCCAACCTGTTCCTGTTCCTCAGTATATAGTTGACGTAGGGGAGGTAGAAATACCTTTCCCTATGGATGCTATAGTTGAAAAAGATACGATAAAAGACACTGTTTATATCAATATTCCTATACAAAGAAAAACATACAACACAGATGATTATCGGGCTGTTATAAGCGGATACAGACCTAATTTAGACACGATGATCATCTACCACAAAAAAGAAATAATATACGAAAAGAGCCGGCGCTGGGGCATAGGGCTGGCGGCGGGGTATGGGGTTGGGCGCGAGGGCTTCTCCCCCTACTTAGGCGCTGTGGTCTATTATCGGATATGGTGATAATCACCTCACCTTTTATTTAATGTCCAATAGTTTAAACTTTTATCACCTCATTTACTTATCTTTGTAGAAAAAGATAAGGTATGAACTATATCGATATTTTACCACAGATAAGAAATAACATTTTCTATGTCAGGATAGTAATGACCAATTATGATGTAGAAAATCAGATGGTTATTAGAATAGTAGCCAGAAGAAATGACGGTCTGTACAAGACGGAAGTAGTACAGTATCCAAATGAAGGAACTGATTACGGTGGAGAAATTATTGTTCCTATGTTTGGCATGGCTAAGTCGTTGGTGGCCCAAATAGTAGGAGTCAAGATAAATGGTACCGAGGTACGTGTTAATAGCACTGAGGTAGAGGGAGCTGATATAACAGCCAGATACGATGATTCCCTTACCAGAATGGGGTGGGAGGAGAGTATGAACAACATCCATCTTGATTTTGAGGTTATAAGCACCAACAACCCTAAAACGCTTCGCATAGCCGATCAGTCGGAATGGGGGATATTGGCAGACAGACCGGCTATTATAGAGATTGTACCACCTGAAGATGAGAATAAGTATGTTTATTATCTTGGTAAGAATCAGCTGAATGTATTCAACAGTAAGACTCTTGGCATAAATCCGGGTCGCGGAAATGATTTTGAAAACCTGAAAGATGGTATATACGATATTACCATAAAAGGCAGTCCTTCCTCTTATTTATTTAACAGAAAGTATTTAAAAACAGATCTGATCCGTCTTAACATAGATAAGATATGGGCCAGGTCAACTGTGTTATGTGATCATGAGGATGATGACGTTATTGACAAAATAAAAGAAATAGAGTTTCTTCTGGCTGCGGCTGAAGCTAATATGAGATTAGGGAATTTTGAAAACGTAAAACAATTATATGAAAAATCATCTAAATTGATTTATGTTCTCAATAATTGTGAAAATTGTGGTTGTAAAATATAATTAATTAAATATCAATAAATTATGGGATGTGGATGCGGAAGAAGCAACATTGCTTCTGTTAATAAAAGTCGGGCTATAAAGCCTCAGTCGAATACGACACCTAAAGCTGATTCTAATGCGGCTTGTATTCAGAAATATGATGAACTTGCTGTCTTGGACAAGAAAATCATAGACCTTCATCGAAAATTTAGGTTTGTAGGGGGTGTAAGTAAAAGATATGCTGATATTCAAAAGTTGGTAAGAGGCTGGATTGTTAATTTAAAGAACGGGTGCCCGGATCCGGATGATCTTGCTACTTATTCCGAATACATAAATAAAGAATACGCCAGGTATTTTACGTCAAGGTGATATGGCAGCTACCGGAAGTACACAGCAAATTCTTTTCCCTTCATCTTACTTATGTGAGTGTGCTGATCGTTTTATAGCATGTAAGGCTGATCAGTATCTACAATATCATAAGTATAAGGTAGGTATCAAGCCTGATATGGATACGGTTCTTAAAATAGATCGTATGAGAAGAATCGTCTGTGAAGGGGAATGTGGGTTGTGTCCGGACGAGATTCAGAAATTCAAAGAAGAACTTAATAAGATCTTGTCATGAAAAAGATGTATTATAACAAAGAATACAGAAAAGCTTTCAAGAAATCGAATTGTCCGGAAGATCTTGGTTCTGAAGAAACGTTTATCGTTCATGAAGCTGAATTTTGTTCGGATATAAGCCAAGATGATGCAGATAGGAAAGCGGAAGAGTTTGCGGAGAAAGAAGGTCCGTTGTATGCTAATAAAGTAGGTGGCTGTTGCGAGGTATATTATAACACAAGACAGGAAGGATATTTCTTTAAAAATGATTGTCCTGATGGTCAAAAACAAGAACAACCCACACATTACGTGGTAGAGGCCGGGCGTGTATGGTCTAAGTTCAGTACCGAAATAGCCAACTACGAAGCTGCGAAGATTCTTGAGCAAGAAGGGCAGGCTGCCGCTAACGAATCTGGAGTATGTAAAACCGTTTATTACAACGAAGATCAACATGGTTGGTTTAGTAAACGTTGTAAGGAAGGATGGAAGGCTCCTGAGAAATACAGGAGGATATACGCCGGTACCGTAACGTCTTTCATTAGCGTTGATGATGCCAATGAAAAGGCTAAGAAGATACTGGAAGAAGAGGGCATGAAATGGGTTAATGAAAATACCAAATGCGAGCCTGTTGTTGATGAATGCAAATTTGATTTTTGAAAATGAGCAACGTAAAATTTAATCCGACAGAAGGTGTGAATGATAAACTGGTGTCGGTGTTTTCTGAAATAAATGAAGGTCTTGATACGACTTTGAATTACACTATTTCCGATGAAGGGAATAAGGCCAAGAAGAACATCGTCGTTAATCAAGTTGGTAAAAGGGAAAAGTTTTTATCGAAGAAAGGGGAGGAATCTGAGCCTTTTGTTTTGTCTGATGGTAATACTTTCAACGTTCTTAAAGAAGGTGCTTCGGGATCGGCATCCGCTTGGGCTGATGACCAGCTTCCTCCAGAAGCCACGGAATCAGTTGGCGACAAAAGCCTTCTCCCTTCTTGGGATTTTTACCTTATAGACATGACTCAAAATACCGGAGATAAAGTGCGTCCGGTAGGAAAGCTTCGTAAGAATAATCTCCTTAGATTTGAAAACGGAGATTTTGCTCCTACGGTGGGCATAACCGAGGAAATGAGAGCCGAATGCGATGTGGAACTGTATTTGGATAACGGTCATAAAAATAAGTATTGTGATGCCGGAGCATTTGACGCTAAGGCTTTTTACGAAGAGTATGGTATTGGTCAAAAACTTTATAATGTATCAGGATCAGAGGTAAGGATTTTAAGACCTTGGGAGACTACTTCAAAGAATTATAGCATATTCTTAGGATGTAGCAAGAGTCTGTATGTAGTTGATAAGGTAGTTGGTAAAAGTGGGAAAATATGGTCTGGTGTGTACGACGCAGACACGGTTCCTATGCTGGACGGACTTGACCTGCGCCAGACGTGCCCTGTGCTTCCGCCTACAGCCTTATCTCCTGGACCGGTATGTACAGTAGACTCCAAGGCAAGATCTTTCTTTTTCTTGTATGAAGGAGAAACAAATTGTAAATCCGGAGCCGGAGTTGGTAACGTCTGCACGATGTTTCTAAATGGAAGAACTTATCCGAGATGCAGCGATGTAAATCAAATCAATATAGCTAAGTATTCGAGGGCTAATAACGTAGATCCTGAATCTTCTTATCCTTTTTCTGAAGGTGGTTTTTTGACCTTGAATGCTTATATCATATACCTTGAAATGCTGTACGGTACTAAATACTTAGCTAATCCAGATACTTTTGGATCAGGGATATCAAGTAACTCCGGAGTAGGTAATGATGTTAATTATCGCAAATACGGAGGTGTAAAGTATCGTAAAAAAGGAGAAGAGACATGGTTGTATGGATCATGGGCTACAAATGCTTTTATTATACATTATGAACCTGCTGAAAAAACTAATTTTTCTTACCTCATAAATTTAGAATATCCTAAAGAACAGTGCATGGAAAGCCAGATGGCGGCTTCTTTTGCATTTGAGACAGGAGTAGAGGAAGGATTAGAGTTTGATTTTTATGGAGGAAAATACTGGTATAAGAACGTCCAGGGAGCCAAGAGTATGGCTGAAGGTCATATGAATGTTATTGTGTTTAAGGAAATGACTGGTACCATATCAGCCTTAAACGAAAATGACGAACCGGCAGAATTTGATTTGGAAGTTATTTTAAGGATGTCTTTATACGATGGTATGAATCTGTCTGGAGACGTCTTTAGGTATTGTGGAGGAGGATACGAACAGGTAGGGACTTGTTTAAATGATCCTAATGTCACTCGAATAGGTAATACTATTGATATTTATATAGAGCCAGATCAAAAGAAATGGACATATGAGAAAAGGTCTACTATAAATAATGGTGAGGTTTTTAATTTTGAATCTAAATATAAAAAGATAGCAACTACCCAAAATTTAGGAGATGGTTATGCTTTACACCGTATTCCTTATACCGGATGGAAGGATAAAAAAGGGGGAAGTATCGGAACAGGAGAATGTTTTTATACATGGGACAATTGCTACTGGGCTTCGTCTGTCGGTATAAAGTCCAGAGTGGCTGCTCGTTTCGGCGGTAGTGCGTACATTGGCTTTTGCCCGCCTCGTTTTATGTATGCGCATTACGCCGCTTCTCATACTATTCGCTACAATTGCGGCCTTGCCCAGTTGTTATTAGACGTCAGTCAACCGCAGGTTTGATGGGTGCAACCCATTGATGGCGCAGCCATCATAAGCGCAGCGCTAAGGCGCAGCCTTTTATACTATATCACGGCGCAGCCGTATCTTGTTAATATAATATTTTATAGCTACAAAACAAAAATTTAAAATATTTAATACAAATTGTTTTGTAGCTATAAAATATTATACATACATTTGCAGTGTCATTAGACAACAGAGATAGTTAACATTATAAACAATAAAAATCTATTCAATGAAATCCGTTAGTCTGCTAACAAGTCTTACATTGGGATCTGACCTCTGAAATAGCAAATAACGGTTGAGAAAGAGGTTAAAAAGAATTGGCTGCTCGTTTCGGCGGTAATGCGAACAATGGCAATTGCTCGCCTCGTAATCTGAATGCGAATAACGCCACTTCTAATACGAATCGCAACAATTGCGGCCTTGCCCTGTGTGGGCTAAAAAATTGGGTATATTATTTTTAATCTTTCCCAGGAGTGGAGAATCAATAAAAGACAAGCGTATGAGGTTATATGATAAAAATATGATATAGATGCGCGACGGTCGTAAGCCCGTCATTAGCCCACAACTGAAATCAGTTTCAAACTATATAGATATAAGTTTGGATGATATTAGAGAAGCATGCGAAGCAGCATTTAAAAACCATTCTAAAAAGAATGATGTTGTTAATTTCAATTTTGATTTTGATGGTAATTCGTTAAAATTGTATGAATGGTATTTAGATGGTACTTATGTTAGCAAAATCAAATATCGCAAACTTGTAAAAGAAAACAAGAATGGTAAGGTTCGTGAAATAAACAGCCCGGATCTTACCACCAGAATCTATCAGCATCTTGTTTTAGTAAAGTTAGGTCCTTTGTATTATGAGAAGGATAATATGAATGGTCTTAATTGTAAGCCTGGATTTGGCATAACAGCATCGTCTAAATCAAGGTCTCTTATTAAAAAGATGAAGCACGTTTATTATGATAGACTTGATTTGAAGTATTGCCTGGTTATAGATCAACGTAAATGTTATAACCATGTAAAAGACAAAGTGTTTAGAAAAGTGCTTAAGAACTTTATTTCAAACAAAAAGTTTATAGATTTTGTAATAGACGTAAGTTTCGTATCTGGAGAGCTACCTATAGGAACCCCTACAAGCCCTCTTATTCATCATCTCCTTATGAAAGATTTTGATGATCTTGCAAAAAGAATAGCTCCTTTTTCATTGAGATATGCCGACGATAATTTCCTTGCTTTCTATACTAAGGAGGATGCTAATACTGCCAAATGGAGGATTAAGAATTATTGGTGGTATGAGCTTAAGATAAGATCTAAAAGGCATACTTGTATTATAACAGACATGGATAGACCTCTTGATTTTTGCGGGTATGTTTTCCATCGTAACAACAAAGGCGTATCTGAGCACAATAAAGGTTATGTGACAATAAGGAAGAGGGTAGCCAGAGACGCGAAGAAGTGTATTACAAATGAAAGCTGGTCTTCTTACTTCGGTCTTTTAAAACACTGTGACAGTTATTCATTAATGTCAAAAATAGAAAATATCATGAGATTACGAGATTTAACAAGCACGATTCGTATTGATAAGAAAATGGATGCGGACAACATCGACGTAAAGAACCTTGAAGGTATTGTATTTGATATCGTGAACTACGAAATACGAAGCAATAACAAGAATGAACCAAACTGGATAAAGTGCTTGATAGGTATTCCTGAAACCAATAAAGAAGGGATTCCTACTGGCAGGAAACTCGCAAGGGAATTTCATGGTAATTATCAAGGTATAGTAAATTTTATTTCAAAATGTGAACTTACTTATGGCAAAGATGCTATTCTCCCTATTACCGATGTAGAGATAGAAAACAGATGCGGATACGTTTTTAAGGGCAGCACTAACCGCTTGGAATACATTGATTGACTTCTTATTGTGATGGTGTGAATGAAAATTATTATCTTGCACCAAAAAAAAGAAAGTCATGAATTGTAACACTTGTAAAGATGACAGACCTGATATTCTGAGATCTAATATCTGTATCGGGTCTGATCCGTGTAATGACTGTACGGACAATTGCGAAATTCTTCCAAAAGAATGCGATTGCCCGTATGGTCATTTAAGCGATCATTGCATTCATTATACAGGATGCAAGACATTCATATCCAAATTAACTCCAGGTATGCCTTATAATGAGGTTATGCATAATATAGAGCTGGTTTTTGAAAACATAGATAAGTTTTTGGATAGGATGGTTGAAGAAAATACGCTTTTAAAACAAAGGGTTGAAAAACTTGAAAAACAACTTCAAAATGGAAAAGAGTGCACAAATTGGTAAGGACTTAAGTGGTAAACACGTATATGTTCCACATGTGGACGAGACGCCGGTGCCATGCCCGGACGGATATACATGCACGAACTGCGTGTACTGCGCTGACGGCATCAACGCTGGCTACTTCAGTCTGGCTCAGAAATCTGATCTTACGGCTTTAATCAATGCAATGATATGCCGTATGGAATACCAGGATAGGGAAATAGAATTTTTAAAACAAAAAATAAATATTTTGAGTAACAATGGCAATAACAGGTAACGGTTGTTTTGGCAGTCATGGTGGGTGCGAACGCCCGCATCATTGCAATATTCCTTCTTCTAACATATTCTATGATGGAGAAACTATAGAAGAAGCTGGTTTGTATCATGGTATGCCTTTAGACGGAGCTTTAGCTAATTTAGCTAAATACGTTTCAAGGGCTATTAACGTAAGTGGATCTGTCAATACAGAAGTGTTTGACGGTACTTCTCATGTGGTTCTAAAGAAAGATCCGGCAGAGATTTTGCTTGTGTCTTATTGCGGGGGTGTTGTGCCTTCTGATATGTATAAAGTCCAGGGTCGTACTGTTAGGTTCTGCCGGGATATGTGTCAACAAGATGAACTTGCTGAAGTGAGGGTTATGTACCGAGAAGAAGCAAATAGTTCTTATGGGTTCCATTGTTAATTTAGGAGGATAAGAAATGGCAGAAAAATGCAAAGGATTTATATGTGGGGGTAATCTCGTTAATGGCTCTGTGCCTTCTGATAAGTTAGATAAAGAAACCATTATCGAGCTTATTAAAGAGATTCTGAAAGAGGAAATGCATGAATCTTGGCTTAAGGAAATAATAGAAACCATACTTAAGGAATCTATTGATTCAGATTGGCTTCGTGAGTTCTTTAAAGAAGTTCTTAAAAAATACGCTAAAGAGGAATGGTTTAAGGATATTATCTGCGGCTTAGGATGTGTTGGCGTACAAGAGATATTTGATGTTATTCCTACTGACATAACATTTGAAGCCACAGGCGGTACGGCTACGGTACAGGTGGTTGTCGATGATGGAGTTGAATGGGAGTTGACACTTTAAATTAAGGAGGATGATTATGTCGAGAGAGAAAATATATAAGATGGATGATGGTTCTTGGCTTACCTCGGACAAGAAGGAAGGTGTCGGTCGTGATAAAATGAATTTCGATGCTCCATCTTGGAAAGGGAGGGAAGACAGGATCACTATCCGAATTGTGAAGAAGTCCGATACCGAAAGCATGAAAGCCATTACTTTCAAGCAAAAAGGTATTAAGATCACAGAAGTGTCGGTTAGTAGGCTGGAGTTCCCTATATCTGGTGGAGATAAGCAGGTCCTTATTACTACCAACTCCGCTTCTATCAATGCCCTTATTACGGGTGAGAAAGATATAAAGGGTGTCATAAAAGCATTTACCACCGCTTCTGGTCTAAATATTGATGTCAATGATATTAGGCTTGATTATGGTTTCCCTGGTGATCCGGGTCTTGAAGACACGTTCCAGGTTTCGATGATTGTTTCCATGCCTGGCAATGAGGATGGGAATGAAGTTAATGAGAACATAACTATAAATGGTGTACTGATTCCTATTTATCAGCCTGGAAAGGTCGTTCCTTACATTAAATTGGATAAGGAATTTGAACAAATTGAGGGTGATGAAACAAGCACGCAGTTAAGTATAGAAAGTAATATAAAAGATTATGTTATTGAAATAGTTGAATGCGAGTCTGTGGATAAGGAGGAAATCTACCTGGACAAGGATGTTGTTGATCTTGATTCAGATGGATCACCGGAGGTAATCAACGTAAGTACAACTCCCGAAAATTTAAGATGGAGGATTAGCGAATACACAGAATAATATAAGACATATATAATTCATTCAGTTTTATACCATATCTTATATGTTGAACAAAAATTCAACCGGTGTATTAGCCTAAGTCTTAAAACAAAGACTACGTTATTAAAGAATATATAGTTACCTGTGGGTATTTATCCAAGCCCACGGCTCTAAGGCAAGTGATTAAACAGAGATTGTATTCGGGTTTCAGTGTTGCTTGCGATAAAACCTTTAATAACATTGGCGATGGGTACTAACAGGAGAAATCCCGATTTACTTCTTAATTGAAGTTTAAATTTAAAAGAATGAGTGATTAAATTGTAAGTAATTGAATTTTAAATGGTCTACGTACAGGACATAAACGGTAACCCTTTAATGCCCACAACAAGACATGGAAAGGTAAGACGATTGCTTAAAAACAACAAAGCAGTCGTAGTAAATTTATGTCCTTTCACGATACGTTTAACCTATGAAACAACAAATTATAAACAAGAAATTACGTTAGGCGTTGATACTGGAACTAAACATGTTGGTTTATCAGCAACAACGAAAAGCAAAGAACTTTACAGCAGTGAAGTTATTCTGAGAAGTGATATTGTTGATTTGTTATCAACAAGAAGGGAGCAAAGAAGAACAAGAAGAAACAGATTGCGTTATCGTAAACCTAGATTTTATAATAGAGTTGGAGCAAACAAGTCTAACTGGATTGCCCCATCAATTCAACAGAGGATTGATTCTCACATCAAAATCGTTTCCGATGTGTACAAAATCCTTCCTGTTTCAAAGTTGATTATTGAGGTAGCCCAATTTGATACTCAGAAAATAAAGAATCCTGATATTACAAATATCGAATATCAACAAGGAGATCAATTGGGTTTTTGGAATGTAAGGGAATACGTCTTGACAAGAGACAATCATAAATGTCAACATTGTAAAGGCAAATCAAAAGACAAAATTCTCAACGTTCATCATATCGAATCAAGGAAAACAGGAGGAGACTCCCCTTCAAATCTTATAACTCTTTGTGAAACTTGCCACAATGAATTTAACAAGGGTAACATAGATTTGAAAGTCAAAAGAGAAAAATCCTTACGTGATGCAGCTGTAATGGGAATTATGAAATGGAGGCTTTATGAAATCCTGAAATCAACACTCCCAAATGTCTCAATGACTTTCGGTTATATCACAAAATACAACCGGATTCATAACGACATTGAAAAATCCCATGTTTCAGATGCTTTTGTCATTTCAAAGAACTTCAATGCGAAAAGGCTAAACTTCTCGTATAAGATAAAATTGGTCAGAAGGCACAACCGTCAGATACATAAAATGAAAATCCCGAAAGGTGGAACAAAAAGACCAAATCAATCTCCTTTTGAGATTTTCGGATTCAGGTTGTTTGACAGGGTAAGGTTTGACAGCAAATTTTATTTTATCTACGGAAGACGTAAAACCGGGAGCTTTAACATCCGTGATATAAATGGAGAAAACAAGAAAGATGTTATATACAAGAAGCTAAAGCTGTCAAGGTGTAAACGTTTTATGATACAAATTGAAATGTAATAAACAAAATAAATAATTATAACAACAATGAAAGTAGGTAATTGTTGGGCGAACATAGATAAGAAAGAAGGCAGTCTTAACAGTAAGGTTAATATTTACTTTGATGAAAATGATACTGGTGCCAACAGAAGTGTCAAGATAAGGGTGTCTTCCAGGGACGGTAGTGTATCTGAAGAATGTACGTTAGTTCATAAAAAAAAAGAACAGGTAGTTTATAAAAATAAAAGACAGTCGGCTCTTTTCACAAAAGCAGGATGTAATCCTGAGACAGAGAAAGGGGAAGAGCTTGAGTACGTTGTTGAGGCCGGAAAATACACATCTATCATATCTCAGTCTGATGCTGATGACAAGGCTATGAGAGACATTGAGCAAAATGGTCAGAACTGGGTTAATGAGCATGGTCGTTGTATAACCATATTATGGTACAATGTCAAGAAATCAAAGTCGTTTAGAAAGAACGACTGCGATCCTGATACCGAAGAAGGAAGTTTGGTTACGATGACAATCGAAGCCGGGCAATTTTCTTCTACCATAAGCCAAGAAGATGCCGACCGTAAGGCTGAAGCTGAGTTGAATGCCAAAGGTCAAGACTATGCTAATTCTCATGGTACTTGCAATACCATAAAATGGTACAACGACAGGAAATCCAAGATGTTCCAAAAGACAGATTGTGAGGTGACTGAAGTTGGATCTATGGTAGAGTACGTTGTAGAAGCCGGCCGTTTCTCTTCTTCTGTTTCTAAGGAAGATGCTAATCAGAAGGCTTTGGAAGCCTTGGAAGCTGAAGGTCCAGGGTATGCTAATGAGCATGGCACCTGTGAAACCAATTTATGGTATAACGTAGAGAAGTCGAAAGTATTTTATAAGAATGACTGCGAAGATGGGTTTATCGGAGCACCTTACACTTACACGGTAGAAGCCGGTAAATACACATCAGACGTAAGTCAAGAAGATGCTGATCAGAAAGCTCTTGATGATATAGAGAAAAATGGTCAGGATCAGGCAAACCTGAATGGAGAATGCGTTACTGATCCAAATTATTTCGTCGGAAAGGCTTCGGCTCGTGTTCAGAAAAATGATTGCGATGCTGAATCTCAGACCGGAAGCTTTGTCGATTTAACTGAAAAGGATCTTGCTGGATACCCGGATGCTTTTGTATCAAGGGAAAGCCAGGAGGCGGCTAACGCGCTCGCTCAGGCTGCTATGGAAGAACAGAAACAGGATCTTGCAAATAAGAAAGGCACTTGCATAGATAAAAACCAATTTGTTGGTGTATATAGCAAGGTATTCACAAAAGACAATTGCGACGGAGAAGGCGTAGGTTCGCAGGTAACAGTAGACCAAGATGATGTAACCGGTGGTCCTTTTACTTCATACGAAAGCCAGGAGGCGGCTAACGCGCTCGCTCAGGCTGCCGTCGAGCAGCAGGGCCAGGCCATAGCCAACCGGGACGGCCATTGTACGTGGACTGGTAAATACAGTGAAGAATTTACCAAAAACGATTGTAATGAAGGTCAGGTAGGGTCTAAGATTACTGTAACCGAACAAGATGTTGTTGGTGCTCCTTTCACATCTACCGTGAGTCAAGATGATGCTAATAACAAGGCTAAAGCTGCTGTCAAAGAACAAGGACAGGCTATTGCTAACAGTAAGGGTAATTGTGAGAATATGACGGTCTATACCGGTCATTACAGCAAGAGATTCGTTCCTGAATGTGAAGCTTGCCATAAGGGTGTAGAAATGGAGGTTACGGCCGAAATGGTTAATGGTAGTCCTGTTACGTCTACAGAAAGCCAGGATGCGGCAGACGCAGAAGCTCGTAGGATCGTAGAAGAAGGAGGCCAGGCCTATGTTAATAAAAACGGCAACTGTACGCCACTTAGCACCGATCCTGTATGGGAAGACGTTGTTCCGGAAGAACTTAGATGTAATGAAGGTAAGTCCCAGAAAAAGCAACATGATACCAACGAATGTTCTGAAACCCACAATCAAGAACGTTGGGTAGATGGTGGGAACAAAGTTTGTAGCTGGACCGGTCATTACTCAGAAACGTTCCAAAAGAACGACTGTGAAATACCGGATTCAGGAACGGAAGTAGAGGTAAGTGAAGCTGATGTTGAAGGCAATCCTTTTACTTCTTTCGTAAGTCAAGAGGATGCTGATAATAAGGCTAAGGAAGCCGTTAAAGCTCAAGGGCAGGCTATTGCTAACCAAAAAGGTAAATGTAGGTTCGTAGGCGTATATAGCAAGCAGTTTACAAAAGACAATTGCGGATCATGTCAGCATGGCGTTCCGATGAGCGTAACACAAGACATGGTGGGTGGACCGTTCTATTCTAATGAAAGCCAGGAAGAGGCAGATAGGTTGGCTCAGGAAGCTGTAGAAGCCCAAGGTCAGGCTTACGCTAACAAGAACGGGACATGCGAAATGGACAACACCGATCCTGTATGGGTAGATTCTGAACCGCTTGAAACCAAATGTGAAGGAGGTAAATCTTATAAGAAGCAAGTCAATACCAACGAATGTTATGGTGGAGCAGATGAACGCTGGGTAGAAGGTGGAGGTAAGGTATGTACCTGGACCGGAACATATAGCAAGCAATTTACAAAACAGTGTGCTGATGGAGGTGTCGGATCTGAGGTTACTATAGACCAAGATGATGTAACCGGCGGTCCTTTTACGTCTACCGTAAGTCAAGAAGACGCAAATAGTAAGGCTCAGGCTGCCGTTGAGGCCCAAGGTCAGGCTCTTGCTGACGCACAGGGCACTTGTACTTGGACCGGTAAGGCAAGTAAGGTTTTCACCAGAAACAATTGTGGAAGCTGCCAGCATGGTTCTTCTGTTACCGTAACCCAAGATGAAGTGGGTGGTCCATTTACGTCCAATATCAGTCAAGCTGATGCTAATAAGAAGGCTCAAGATGCTGTAAATGCTCAAGGTCAGGCAGTAGCCAATAAGAATGCTGATTGCTTGCCTGATAGCACAACACCTTCTTGGTCGGATACCGGAAGCACCCGTTGTGACGGGTGTACGTCTCAGAAGCAACAACGTGACACCAATCCATGCTCTTCTTCTTATAACGACACAAGATGGGTTAATGGAGGTGGAGAGTCTTGTACTGACTGGTCTTACTATGAAACAGGAGACTGCGTAGGTCATACTCAGTACAATGCTTATCGTGATAGTTGCTCTGGTAGCATAGATCGTCAATATTCTGTAAGTTGTAGAAATTGCTGTAATTGCGGATCTTACGGTTCTTGGCAAGAAAATGGATGTAATGGAACCAAAACTAAGTTTATTCGTTACGATGATTGCGGAAATTCTGATACTAAAGAAGAGTATGTTATTGGAAGTTGCGGATATGCTCCATATGAATTTCAGTTCCATGATGGAAGAACGAGCAAGTCAAGGTCTGTAACTGGAGAATCTCAGGATATTGAAGAAGTTATCATAAGTACTAAGAATGATTCATATATAGGATATTCTGTTAAATCGAAACCTTCTTGGTGTTCTGTTGATTACAGAGACCAGACATCTGAAAGCATGAAGGCTGTGGTGACATTATCTGCCAATACAACATCTTCTTCCAGATCTGGTGACATTGTTTTTGTTCAAGATGAATCTGGAAAGACTGTTACTCTTAGCATCACACAAGATGTTGCAGTTACTTACGAATTTAGTACCAACCAAAGCACTTGGAATGCCGATGCAAATGGAGGTGCAAATAACTCATATTTATGTATTCAATTAAAAAGTAAAAAGAATGGAAGTAAGATAGGATACACTGTATCATCTAAGCCAAGTTGGGTTACAGAAGTTATAGAAAAACCGTCAGGAGTAAATTGTCCTGTTTTGTCAGGCTATGATTATTCATTTGTAATAATCTCATCCGCAAACAGCTCTTCATCTTCCAGAAGTGGCACTGTGACATTGAAGCAAAATGAGTCTGGGAAGACTGTTAACATAACAGTCAACCAAGAAGGCAAGGCAGAGGCTAAGCCTGTTCCGGCGCATATTACATTGAAAAACGGCTCTTGGGCTACATATAGGAGGGATAATGTTTCTTATAGCCCTGGCGCCGGTAAGTGTATTGCCGGATTCGAATGGACTGGTGATGAAAATGGAAATATCCGAATCTACACCTGTGATATTAAGGTGGTGGATGCTAATTATCGTGAGATATCTGGAGCTACTATAAGCATCGGAACAACAACCCGGAGAAGACAATCCGGAAGCTCTTGTTCGTATTTCAGGGCCGTTAATGGAGGAATATTAGCCGGATATATTCATTCTGGAGATGAGAATGGATATACTACATGGTATATACGAACTATAAACGTGTCTTACGAAGGCAAAGTGTATAAGACCGCTACTGTTAGGCAGTATGAAAAACAAAATATCTCCAAGAAAGGTGGTGTTTTCAATGTATATAATGAATCTCCTGCTTCTTACAACTTTATCGTAGATGGAGCTGAGTGTGGTGATGAAAATGGTACTTTGAAATACGCTTATTCTCAAATGGATCTTAATCCAGCATAATTAGCAAGGGGAGGGAATTTAGTTCTCTCCCCTTGAATATTTTGGATTACAATATTGTGTTTTAAATATTGTCTATTAGAATAAAAATGATTAATATTGCACATCATTCAATTTTAAATTTTTAGTATCATGGCTTGTAAAAAGAAAGCTCGTCAGGGTGGGGAAGTTGATAAAAAGGACAAACCCAAAATGCGTCAAGGCGGTAGTGTTGGCGGTAAGATGAAAAGAAAGAAGACGAGCACTAAAAAGTGATTGAAAACCAGGGGAAGGTGCTGATCGCCTTCCCCATTTTAATAACATAACAACAACATATTATGAGCAACAAGTTTATTAGCAAAGGACAGAGGAATGTCTGTGTGACGTTTGTGAAGTATTATCCTGTGTTGATGCAGGTTATTATGTTAGCCAGCATTTTTGATGAGTTTTATCCTTTTAGTATCACTAATTGGCTGTATCCGATATTAGGTCATTCTATATCATGGGACCTATTTCTCTTGGCTTTTTCAAGAATGTTCAGGTTTTGTATATGGCATAGGTTATTGATCTATAGCATGATTTTTAATATCTGTGTAGAAAGGGTTACGGTTAATATTGAGATGCCTATTGAGCACAATATCGTAGTGTGGTCTGTTATGGCTGTTACTCTTCTGATAATCATTGCCTCTATTGTTTTAAGGTTTAAAACAGGATGTTTTGAAAATGAAAGAAATTCTGACAGAGACGCTGCGTAAAAGCGGTGCGGCGGTATGCGATAAGATAAAGGAGATGTTTTTAAGCGGAGAATGCGATCATCTCACAGCCAACGATCTTGAGACATGGATGCAGCTTGCTAATCCGGCTAAGTACTATACCGGAGAAGAGGCTGTTTCTTATCTTAATGTAACTTCTAAAAGATTTTATGAATATCGGAAGGCGAAGTTAGTTCCTGATCCGGTTAAGATAAAGGGATTCCCTAAACCTTTATATACTAAAGTTATGTTGGATGAGGCTATAAAAACCATATCCGGCATGAGTGAAAGAGAGATTTATATGAGGATCTTGAATGCTAAATCAAGAGAATCAAGAGCAAAAGAAAGGAGGGGAGCATGATCACTAATGGTGAATTTGTATCAAGAGTCGTAAATGGTATTCATGCCCTTGACAAAGATTCGCATGTTAGTCGGAGATGGATATTGAATATCGGTAGAACTAAAGCCGAATCTTATACGGCCCAGAGGTGGGATGATGGGACGTTACTTGGCGACCACCGGCTCCTAACTTACGTTACTTGCCTGGAGATGATTGAAGTTGATAAAATAGTTTGCTGCGATGCCGAATTTGCGTTATGTAATACACTTATGCGTTCAAAGCATAAGCTTCCAGGACTTCTTTATTCTGCCCTTAGACCGGCTATTACTAAGGTGACTAACGTAGATAACACTATATTTTTTAAGTTCGCTGAAATAAAGTCGTATCGCAATGAACAAAAAAGACCGTATGCTAAATACGTTAAAGAACGTCGTCCTTTTTATTATGTAGAAAACGACTATATTTATATACCGGATTTCCATATAGAGCTTATTAACGTAGAGTTCTTTACAACAAGAAGAAAGAAGGCGCTGGAGTTAATGGCTTGCGATCCTACACCTAAAGGGTGCGAATCTGAATGGGAATACGAATTTATTTGCCCTATTAAGCTGATTGAGTATGTAGTGGCAGAGACGATAAAGGAAGTAGCATTCAGGCTACAGATTCCTATTGATGAAAATCCGAATCTTGACTCCAATCAGAAAAGTCAAATTGTTCAATAATAAAATATTATTTATCTTTATTTGGGTCTTAGTTGTGAAACCAAGACCCATTTTTATATAACTTAGTAACATGAAAAGAACATCAATACAATCACCGTATTTTGCAGCCTACTACCATCGTCTTATGAAGAGAAAGAATGGTTTTAAGAAAGGCATGATAAGAGATAGAGGAGAGGTTTTAAGGCTGTTGTCTATTATATGGAAAACCGTATCAGAGCATTATGTGGAAGCTGATGCTGGTGTTTACGTAGATAACGTGGGCTACTTATGCCATGTACTTATACCGGGCCAGCGCTTTACCGTCAGGCGGGACCTGGACATCGTGAGCAGGCTCGGCACCAACGGCTACCTCTACAACCACCTGGTTATGGATTTCGCAGACTCTAAAAGATATTACCATTTTGTAATACAAGATAGCTTGAAAAAGAAGTTAAGGGTTAAAATGAATAAAGGACGAAGATATCGATTTATGTACAATGAAATACTTGCTAAAAGAAGAGTGTTTAAAGATTTCCAGATTAAGAGAGTTTTCGAAGATAAAGAATTAGGACACAGAAAGTCGTAGAAAAAAAGTAGCGATCACCCTTTGTAGATACAGGATAATCGCTACTTTTGCATATCCGTCTACTTTCTCAAGCGGACGGATATAATGCTAACAAAATATCTTTATACAAATAAAGCTCTATGGAGGCAAAGGTAAACAATTTTCAAAACAATGCGAAGGGTAGTAACATTATTTTGACGTCAGAATCCAACGAAATGGATTTATCTGTAAAATTATCTAAAATTTTTAGCTATAATGGCCATAATGTTTCTTTTATAAAAACTTCTTATGGTATATTATTAAATGCCACACAGATGGCAAAAGCATTCAATAAGAAACCTGCCGAATATCTAAGGTTGCCGTCTGTAAATCAATTAATTAAGTCAATGGTGGGATTTTCCCACCTTTCTGAGAATCAGATAGTTACAACTATGCTTGGAAGTCCTGAAAATGGAGGAGGTACATGGATGTTTGAAGATCTCGCCATAGATTTTGCGAGATGGTTGGATACTGATTTTAGATTATGGTGTAACTCGAAGATAAAAGAATTTTTAACATCAAACTTGGTTTCTATTCCAAATTTTACTGATCCGGCAGAAGCAGCCGAAGAATGGGCTAAGCAGTATCGTAGAGCTCAGCAAGCGGAATCCATTGCTTTGGCTGAACATAAAAGGGCGGAGCAAGAAAGAATGGAAAAAGAAATAGCTGTAAATACGTTAGAAGAAAAGAAAGGGGATATAGAGTTTTCTGAGTCATTTAAAAAGGTGGATCATGAAAACATGTGGCTAATCAGAGATGTGGCGAAGAAGCTTGAGCAGAATGGAATCATCATCGCAGAAAAGAATCTTCGTTTGTTTCTTGAGGAAGTCAAGTTCATGTTCAGAAATGGGCAGGGTAGATGGGAGTTATACAGTGATATTGTTAAAAATAAGTTTGGTGTGTATAGATCATATTTTGTAGATAAGTATTCTGGGGAAAGAGTTAATCAGCAAACCATCTACATGACTGGTGCCGGATATGAAGTTACACTTAAGGGGATAAAGGAAAAGTGTAGGAGCCTTTTCTTGAAGTACGGCAAGTTTGAAGATCCTAAATTTTGAAAACACAAAATATGGCGTTATACATATTATTCATATCTTTGTGGAGGTCAGGTTCGTTTCCTGTCCTCCATTTTTTTTAAGAGATGACAGTCGAAAATTATATCATAGAGTTAAAATCGTCTTTAAGATCATTTGACAAGCGTGATCTGATAGATGAGGTATCCATCTACAAATGGGTAGAAATCGCCCTGAAGAAGTTTGGAGGTGATATTACTATGCGCAAAGAAGCGGTAGTGGATGTCAAGCGAGGTCAGGCTCGTATGCCTGGTGATTACTTTGATCTTATTTTGGCTTTCAAATGTGATTTTAAAGGATATGAGGTGCCTGAAGGTGATAAGGTGATACCAGAGCTTCAAAATACAATAGCTTGGAAAGAACGCACTGAAAGGAGTTATAGGTGGTGTTCTTGCGATGAATGTTGTAAAGACGAATGCGAGAAAGTGATAGTTGAAAAATTTTATATCAATGTTCATGATCGCGATCATGAAGTTCGTTGCTATTATGACCGGCCGGTAATGTTAGGTCTTGCTAAGCCTATGCTTCGTGATTCTTGTTTAAGTAAATGCCGGAATAAGGTAATAAAGGATAGTCCGTATGAGATAAATATCGTAAACGGATTCCTGTATGCCAATTTCGATGGTCCTATTTACATGCAGTACCGGTCTCTTCCTTTCGACGGAGAATCTAATATAATTATACCAGACACGCCTCAAGGTCTGGTATTGGATTATGTAGATAATTTTGTAAAGATGAGATTCTTTGAGGAACTGATGTATAATGGAGAAGCACAAGGGGCTGCCGATTTGTTCAAGTTGTATGCACAGCAAGATTTGGTTAAGCTGAAAAATGCTAAGACCGAACTTAAGATGATGGGTATGACATTAAAAGGCATGTACGAACCTCTTAGGCGGCGCCGTGCTGAGTTTGAAATATATACTAAGGCGTATCCTGTAATTGACAATATACTTAAATTGGTATGACGGAAGTAGTTCTATTTATATACTTGCTTGGTGTTATTATATCTATGATTGTTTGGTCAATCAGGCAATTTAAAGGAGATGCGAGTTTGGTAGAGACAATGTATTGCCCAATAGTATTTTTGTCGAGTTGGATATACGTATTCGAAATATTAAAAAATAAATAAGATGTTAGAAGTTAGTGCAAGCGAAATAGTAACTGCCGACAAAATGAGAGGCGTAGGACCGGCAAACATCATTTTCACAGCCGGCCCTAATCCGGTAGCTGAAGATCGTAGAGGCGTAGCTAAGGTAACGGCTGGTGGAGAGAGTAAGAACGTTACAATCACACAAGCTGCCGGCGAGCAGGTCGTTGTAATCCCTGAGTTCGATTATCTTGTTCTTAGATACGGATGGGAATCAGAAGACGGTTCCGATTTTGATACTGCAACCGGTTTTACCAATACAGGCATATCAAATGTGGATAACAAGTACGTTGGATGGAGTAAGCAGTGGGCTACTACCCAACAACAGGTAGGTGATTACCTTATTTATGGTGGTGATAACATGCAGTCAGGACTCGAAGGGGCACTTATTAAGATGAAGACCTTGCTATCAGCGCCGGGCATAGACGAGTCGGAACCTAATATCAATGCCGATATCTATGGTAATTGGTATGGGAATAGAGGGCGAGGAAATGTCGTTGTGTCTTTTACAGCCTACCTTGGAGGAGAGATGGTTAAACAAGGATTTAACTTCATTAACGAAGGCGGCGAAGAAGTTTACTCCGACAGCATTACTACCAACGTTTCGGCTCATGGTGAAACCAATTACCAAAATATAAAAGGTCTGTACACTAAGATGGGTACGATGGTTTATAATAAGGAAAAGCGTGATTGTGTTATTGTTATAGGTTAGGATATGGAAAGTCTTTGGAATAAATACAATAAGATCAAGGAGGTGTTTTACCGAGATTTCGTTTACGATTCCAGTTACACAGAGCAGGCCTCGTGCATCCCACTGTCGTCGGTGAAGAACGGGGTAGGATGGGTGGGAGACGGAACCATTAACCTGGCTCAGTATCTCCAGTTCCTATACACGGAAATGGTTCTTGGTAACAAGACAGAAGATGATGTTCGTAATGCCATACTGGTGCTTACTCGTCTTGCCGATACTACTTATGATCTATTTTTTAATAGCAATAAAGGTATTTATTTAAAATTCGAAAAAGGATTTTTCTTAAGAGACGATATCCATAGTGAAGATGCAAGCAAATTCGGTCTTACCAAGATAAGTTCCGGGTACACTAATGGTATAGAGTTAAAAGACGAAGATCCATGCTTCCCCCCATTCACTTCACAAGATCAGATCTGGAATCTGGCTCCTATATTAGCTTTCTTGTCAGAAAAAGGATTTGAAGAAGCCAGGCAAGTAGGATACGATATTTTTGAGTACGTTATTAGAAACGGACACAAGATATACAATCCTTATTACAGCGCCTTGCTTCATCATTGGACATTTCTTCCTGATATGGACACCGATAAGGTTAAGCCGTGGGATAGGGTTAGTAATCGTAACAAGAATCTTAAATACAAAGTTAAGGTTAAGAGAGGTGCTAACAACTGGTACTTCTCTGGAGGGTTCAGATGGGCGTTTAAGAAGTTTGGAGGCAAGTGTAGTACATTCTGGCATTGCCTATGGTATAAGCCATTTATATTCTTAGCAGATAGAGTATATCATCCATACATATGTAAATGGTTTGGTATTAAAGTTAAAAACAATTCTTATTATTGTCTTGGATCCACAAATGAAAAATCATGGTACGGCCCTAAGTTCATAAAGAGGCTTGTTAATAAGTTTAACAAGTCTTTGGAAGGGGGAGAGCTATTTATGCCTCATCTGGTTTTTCTTCATGGAGGTGAAGACGTTGATGGAAGTAGCTTAGAGTCATACCTTAAGGAATGGGAATGGGATGGAGTTAATTCTCCTATAGAGTTTTTAACTTTGTATAATTAGTATAAAATATTTTTTGACAATGAAAATATATTATAAATCAAAAATAGCTAAGTTATTTACGTTCATTGACGGCTACAAAACAATTATGTTATTTGGAGCCGTATTTACCGAACGTGATAGTATATCATTGAGAACCGAATATCATGAGGAGGCACATTGCAATCAGTATCATACAATGTTTTGTTTTGGTATGTTTATATCATTGCTTACAATAGGATTGTGTCTCTTATTCGGTAATGCAGGATGGTGGATGTTATGGCTGTCCCTTATTCCGGTATTTTTATACTATGCATGGTATTTGATTGAGTACCTGATTAGGTTGTGCATATATCGCGATCATGATAAGGCATATCATAACATCGTATTTGAAAGAGAAGCCTTCGACTTGGAAAAGTATTGGAATAAGCATGATGTTTTGAGGAAGGAGTCGAAAGGATTTAGCTTTTTGAAATATTACGGGAAGGAGTATTATCATGAGTAGGAGAAGATATTTTGAGGAACAGAGATCTGGTAATGGAGCTATTTATCATTGTGTTGAAATCGATACCGATTATGATAATCGTTTTGAGGTACTTGATTTAATGAGTAAAGATGAATCAGATACAATTAGCCCAGATAAGGTGAATAATGTCTTGAATCAGCTTAGGCAAGGATCATGTTTTAACATTCATACTCAGAGTACAGTTTCTTTTGAGGTTATAGAAAAGAGAAGTAATGCTATATTTATCAAATTTAATCCAACTCCTGCTCCAAGTGAACAACATGGCATTATATATAGGTTTCAGATAAACAATAAAAAATATGTTTTTATGTTTTCTAACAATTATGACGGCAAGAGTGACCTTATACAAAACGCAGATGAGGATGTTGATTGTATGACATATGCGCATGATACCAGTCTTTATTCTAATGATTCTTTCTTTGTATTTGTTTGATTATGTATATTAAATATAATTATATGATTTACAGTAAGTTATTATATATAGGGGGGGGGTAATCCTTAGTATGTTATGAGACGTCGTTTATTGCAAAAAAAATAGGGAACTTGAAGACTTTATCATAAGGTTTTATCCAGCCGGGAATTACACATGGATAGTTCCTGAAAGCTGTTTTTCCGTAGACGTCTTTTTAGTTGGTGGAGGTGGTAGTGGCAGCTCTGCCGGAGGTGGAGGCGGTTATACAAAGACCTTCAAATCTGATAACAAAGGCTGGAAAGACGGAGAAGCTATTGCTGTAAAACCCGGTCAATCTATTTCTATAACAGTAGGAAAAGGAGGGGCGAAAGTTTATCAAGCCGAACAAAATTCTCCTGGTAAGGATGGTGGTTATTCTCAATTCATGAACTCGTCTTATAGAGCAAATGGAGGAAAGGGAGCTAATAAATGGAAGGGAGGAAATGGTGGTAGTGCCGGCAGTTCGTCATATACGCAAGATGGTGCTTCGGATGGTGGAGACACTAATGGAGAAGAGTATGGAGTAATCAAAGGTCAAGGTCATACTACCAGAGATTTTGGAGAATCCGGCGGTAAAAGAAATGCCGGTGGTGGAAGCGGAGAAACCAATACCGGAGTAGTATTCCAAGGCGGAATATCCGATTATAGTGAAGGATCTGGTACAGGAGGATCAACAAACGGATCCGGTAAAGGAGGCGGAGGTTATGGCGGCGGAGGAGGCGGCGTCAGATACTCTATGGTTTATGCTGGAGCCGGCGGTGATGGTACTGTTTTGATTAGGGGTAAAAGATATAAATCGTAAGTAGATGTTATGAGACGAAGATTTGAAAATGTTAATATGGTGATGGGTAATTGTTTCTCTCCTGTAATGGAAGGGAGTCAATTTAAATGGAATAATATTGTAGTTAATAGTCCAGTATATATAACTCCAATAAGAAGAAAGAAATTCAAGATAAGTTTTGGAGAATTTGATTTATCCAAAGTTTTGTCTAATGTATCATCTAATCGTGATATTATAATAAGAGATAAGTCTTCATATACATTTCTATTGTTACTTCTGTCTGCTGATCATCCTAAATGCAGTTTGTTTAATAATCATCTAACAGTTAATACCCAGGATTTACCAAGATATATTTTTTACATTGATTCCGAACATGAGGAACTGTATTCATACAAAGACGGGGTTTTAGAAAGTAATGTGACGATAATGGATCCAGTTGATAATTATTTCTATAATTATATTGATATTCAAATAAGAAATTTCAATGATAATCCTATCCCCGATTTTTATGTAGGTGTGGTCGATAAAGTAGGAGACTGAAAATGTATTTCTTTTCTTCACCTACTTTAGAAATCCATGATTAAATCTCTTTTGCTATCTTTGTGACAAACAGTTATAAAATGGCAGCAGAAGATAACAGAAACATAGCGGTTCCTCAAACAGGTATGAACCGAGATCTGCATCCGTCGAGTCTTACGGATCAGCATTATACGTTTGCCTTGAATGCCAACATCGAATCCGAGGATGGTAATGTTGGGATGAGATCTAACGAGCACAGTAATCTTAAATGCATTGATTTTGATGGGTTTAAAGTTATTGGTTACAAGAATGATCTTACTTCAGGCAATATCTATTTTTTTATAACAAATCCTGAAACAGGCGTATCTAAAATAACTTATTTCAAGCCTGAATCCGATACAAGTATCTTATCCGATTCCGATATAGAGTCTATGGTAGAAGGATCGGAGTCGTTGTGTTCTGGCATGAAGACCTTGCTGGAAGACAACGAGCAAGATCCGTGCCTTAAGTTCTCTATCTATCATCCTATAAAAACCATAGAAATAAAGACAGAGAAATGTGGGAAATGTATTTACTGGACTGACGATTATAATCCTCCCAGGTATGTTATTGTAGACAAGGCTCTGACTCCTGATGATGAAGGTGATATATGGTATCATTATCATGGGTATAAGATATGCGATAAAGAATACGATAGGAAAAAGTTCATGCAGGAGAATGGTTGTTTTCTGGCATGTGAGAAACTTAGGGTGTTTCCGCTACTGGACCAGCCATGCGTAGAGCCGGTACAGATAGAGTACGGGGGCAGCCTGCGTGCGGGCGTGTATCAGTTTGCTGTGGCCTTGTGCGATGAATTTGGTAACGAGAAAACTAACTATACTTCATTAACTAACCCTGTTCATGTATTTGACGAACAATATATTAGGATAAATGATGGTAAATGGGGAGAAAGAACTAATCTTGGTATAAGGCTTAAGGTGTCTAATTTGGATAGGCAAGTCAGCCATTACAAGGTGGCTGTTATTCAGAATACTGTAGGATATAATGGCGAAACACAACCTGTAGTTGATTATTTTATAGAAGGTATTCATCCTATTACAGAGAAGACTATATACTATTATTCTGATCTTAATAATAAGAGGACAACATTTGAACACATTTCTTTAAAAAGAGCCATATATAATACATCAAGAGGAATAGTGTCAGTCGGAAATCGTCTTCTTCAATATGGTCTTACGGCAGAAAAAGAATGGAATTTGCAGCCTGTAGTTTCTCTTATGGGGCATTTTCTAAAATGGCAGGCATCGGTAGCCCACGAAGATCTATATAAGGATGGTAATGCTTGTTCGTTGTATGTGGGATATATGAGGAATGAAGTGTATCCGTTTTCTATCTCGTTTAAGACATCCACCGGATATAAAACTCCAGCATTCGTTCTTGTTCCCCCACCTTCTGATAAGGCAAGAGAGGAAATGAACAAAGACAGTATCCCATACCAGTCTATAAACGCATATGCTCCGGATTGCTCAGGAGTGGAAAGAAAATATGTATGGCAGTATAGCAATACGGCAGGAGATGGGGTATTGATTGACGACGATGCGGTTGTTATAGATGAAGAACAGAAAGAGTGTAACAACCCGGCTACTGTAGGTCAAACTGTTATAGTGGAAAGCAATTTCGCTACTTTTAAAGGGAAATCAAGATTTATTATCGATTATGATGATATTGTAGGAACCCCTATAAATTATTTGTCTGAAAATATAGGTCTTGTAGCTTGTAACAATAAGGAGAATGGAGACAATGAAAGACAGATATGCGATATAGCTACCAAATACAGAGAAGACGGAACACAGGATTATATGGAACCAATTGATCATATTGGGTTGCCAGAAATGGAAGGAGACTGCGAAGTTCCCCATCGTCAAGAATCTATATTGTCTGCTCCAGTTCCACTAATAACAGGCCTTGTAGAAGATTATATCTATAAGGTTCTTAGCGAAATGGAACACGTCTCTACAGATTATCTATATACCACAGGAGGAGAAAATCAGAATAAGTATTCTGTGTTGTTTAATTACGAGACAATGGATTCTTTATCTGAATGGATGGAGGAAGCATTTTTTGGGTATAGCGCTGGCAGCATATCAGGTGATGGCAATCAACACCTTTGTTCTGAGTTTTATCCATACTTACAACCTGGATCTGTTTTAAAAACCGTGTCTGATGCTATATACGTATTAGATACCATGCCTTGTACATGCGGATGTTATATTGAGAGTTATTGCTCTGATCCTACTGTGTCAAGAACTGATTATAACAACTTTCAGAATTATAATTATCTTCTTGGAAGTTATATTCTTCATATAGATGGATGGAGCCAAAAGATAAATGATGTAGGAGATTGGCGAGCCGGTAGATCTACCAGTACAGTCATAAATAATCAGTATAGATCAAAGAACGGACCCAGGTATTGTATTGAGCAATTTTGGCCTGAAGCTTCTGAGAAGTTGCAAGATATGATATATAAAAATTCGGATACCGGTATAGATGAAACTGATTGGAAATTTGAAGGGTATGTAAACAATGCTACATTTAATAATCCTACAGGGGATAAGCTTAATATTGGATTCGCATCTGAATTTGTGGTATGGAAGTTTGTCAGAAATGTAATGACAAATGCAAGATTTATTAGAATCAATAGACCAGAAGAGTGGGACATAGAAGGTTATAAAGACGAGAACAAAGTTCTTTATCTTGAAGCTCTTGGAAAGGTAGATGGCATAATGGATGCTGTGTCTACCAATTACGTTCGTGTTTCTTTTTGGAAGGATGTTGAAACATGGTCCCCTCTTGGAATAGTACCAGTTGAATTTGATAGACCTGAGTATGAATCATCTCATTCCGTTATTGTTAACATAGCAAGACCGGCTTTCGGAGAAATAAATGAAGAGTTTTTTGATTCTATAGGTCAAAATTATTTTTATGTTACAATAGAATCTCCTATTGTAGCAGTTCCTTGGATAATGACGTTTAGACAAATTCAATTTTGTTCTTATAAAAATTATGATACCCCAGAAGAAGAGGAAGAAGAAGGAAAGAAGCCTTCCCGTGCTATTCTTGGAGTCGCTTTTGCTACAGGTAAAACTATATATCCGTATATTTTTGGTATAAGAGAAAAGGAGGTAAATAAGATTGATTTGTCTGTGGATTCTATAACACTTAGATCAACTGTCTTATTTGCATCAAAATGTCAGACATGTGGAGATAGGCCCATCAATTGCAAGCCTCGTCCTTATAAATACGGGGATTTTGCATATTGGGAATCATCTGAGAAATATCCTGCTAATTTTGAACTTTATGATAGTAGCAGGATGAAAATAGACACAGGCAGATCTTATGGTGATCCAAAAAAATCAGAAGCTTATTCTAATATTATGAATAAGTTAACAGAATATTATGGTGCTCCTTTGTCAGACAAAAATGGATTATCTTATTTCAAGGGTCATTCTTATGGAGGGGTAGATACTTCTACCGTATTTTGCCAGCAACCTATACGTCATTACCGGTTTCCAGATAATAAGCATATACCATTCATGAACAGTGATGAACGTGGATATGACATAGCTTCTGAAATATATCCGGTAGGTATTATGGTAGATGAGAACACCATACAAGTGTTTTTGGATTTTGCAGTGGATTCTGGTTTGATTACGCAACAACAAAGAAATACGATTGTAGGATATGAACTGTATCGTGGAGATAGGAGACTAAATAGGTCGGTTGTGGCTTCAGGATTAGCCTATGATATGCTTAGATACATAGGAGACGATGGTAATGTGAATATCTATCCTAATTACCCATATAATGACCTGTCACAAGATCAATATAATTATACGTCTGGCAAAAGAGACGAGTTTATATCCCATCCTTTCGACAAAGGAGGAAACGTGTGGTATTCATTCTGTTCACCTGATATTTATTTCAACAAGCCAGAACTTCCAAATGAAGTATGTATAGACGGGTTTCAAAGAGGAATGTCTGTGGGCAGTTTCGTACCTGTAGAAGATCATCCAAAATGGACTATCTTAGGTCCTGCCGCATACACGATGGCTGCGTCGCTTGCCGCAGTTGAATCAAGTGCTACAATAGCAGCTATGATAGCAGAAGAGCTTCAGATAAGGGCGCAGTCTGGATACATAGGAGGGTCGGCCGGTCTTACCGGAGGAGGATTCCTGACTAATTTAAGCGTGGCCATGCTGTTTTCTTCAATGGTGTCAACCATCAGTCAGACTCTTGCTAAAGGCCCGATATTGTACGGTAAGTACCGTTATGATTGGCTTAATACGTTTATAAACAATGGACCAAGACGTAATCATGCATGGTATTATACTTCTGTGGGATTATATAATTCAATGATAGGCATAACAGATCAGGATAAGTATGAACGAAATTTTGCCCGTGGTTTATCTTCTGTTAAGTACATTAAGTCTGGCGTATATCCGATGATGGATGCCAGTATGTCTTCTAAATGGGGAACCGGTAGAAATGATAATGAGGGACGTTTCTTATTCGTTAATAATATAGATCGTGAATCTTCGTTATTTTTATCATTTGGTGATCCAGGTGAAAAAGGAGATGGTAAATCGAAATATTTATTGGAATATCCGAACTATGTTTACAATTACGACAGTAGCCGCATAGATGATTCGGTTATTGCTGGAAGTGATGTTGTAGCAGGAAGAACATTCGAGCAATCCAAAACAGTATCGTACATCTGTTCTCCGTATATGAGACTTATGCGATATAGGCCGGATCAATATGGACAGATAGAAGATATAAAATGGATTTCCATAGGTGGATGTGGATTTTTCACTAATGAAAAGAAACTGATATTCGGTGGCGATACGGTGATAACCAGATTTTCATTAAAAAGAAAATTCCCTGTTTTTTATAATAGCGCTTTTGGTATTGGAGACATGATACCATTCCCATACATGGATTACAGAAATGTAGGGTATCCAAGATATTTTGTTAATTATGATACTGGAGAAGACGCTCTTGAGACAATAGATAACGAACGTTTCAATAGCTGGACATCATCTAATAAAGGAAGATACGCTTTTTATCCAAACAGGAAGAGCTTATACGAATTAAATGGTGACACATCCGGCAGGTACGTTAATGGAAGATTTTATACATGGTTCTATGGCATTCCTCAGTTCCTTGTAGAGTCTGAAATAAATTGTAATTTCAGATTAGAGGGCCCTCAGCCTCATGAACTATTCTATCCAAAAGTAGGAGATTTTGTTTGGTGGACACAAGAAAAGAACGTATCTATCCATAGGGATAATGATTACAAGATAAGTCCTATCTATTCGTCGAGGATGACACTAACACCAAATGTATTGCCGGCAACGTACGAACGACGTTTTTATGACTGTGCTTACCAGCGACCTAATGGGGTTATATGGAGTAGGGCTGACGTATCTGAAAACAGTCAAACAGATCCGTGGCTGACGTACAAGCCTATGGACTATCATGAGTTCCCAACCAGCAACGGGAAGCTTATTCACATGAAGCGTATTGAATCCGATCAGATCCTTGTCAGGTTCGAGGATCAGGTTTCACTCCATAACGCCATAGACGTAATCAAGGAGCGCACCTCCCCGGGGCAGGCTGAGATGGGCACCGGCGGTCTGTTCGCGTCCCGGCCTCTGGAGTACAACACGACTGATCTTGGTTATTCTGGAACCCAAAGCACTGAAATAATTAGTTCAGAATTTGGTCACTTCTGGGTAGATACTAAAAGAGCACAAGTGTTTATGACCGATCCGAACGGACGTAATCTCAAGGAACTTAGTATAGGTATCAGACATTGGCTTAAGCGTCATCTTCCGTTTAAGATTCTTAGATATGGAATAACTAATATCTTAACCGGTACAGAGATGACAGAAGAAGATACAGACAATAAATTTATCGGTCTTGGTCTGTCTCTTGGATGGGATAACAGGTATAAGAGGGTACTTATCACGAAAAAAGATTATATACCTGTTAAGAACCCGGCATATTACAAATATGATGGTGGAAGGTTCTTATACAATGAAACAGAGGTGCTGTCAAACGATAAGGAAATATCTTTAAAGGACGAACAATATTTCAAGGACGTGTCGTTCACTATCGGATATTCGTGTCTGAAACAAGAATGGATTTCTTATTATTCATTCTGTCCTGACTATTATATAGAACAGCAACAATATTTCCAGACAGGAATAAACTTCCCGGCATCGGATGAAGAAGGTGGCTTATGGAGCCATTTGCTGACGAATAAGAGCTTTCAGACATTTTACGGAGCAACATATCCATTTATATTAGAAGTGCCGATAAAAGAGAAATATAACGGTTCTACGCTGGCTTCTGTTGAGTATGAGCTTGATGCAAGGAAATACGTCGATGATGTGAATTACACTCTTGACAGGAAAGTAGGTTTAGATACGATAACTATCTACAACGACACAAACAACTCAGGTGAAATTCATCTTGTTCCAGAAGAAAAGAATAATTTAGCACAACGTATATCATATCCGAAGATCGTAGGTGACCATACTGAGGTCCTGGATACTGAGGTATATAGAAGACATAAGTTAAATGACTTCTTCAACAGGGTTGACGATGACCGATCTGAAACACCTATCTGGATCAAGGACGATAACGATATAAATAAGTCAGTTAATCCTGATGCTCTTAATTTCAGACGGTCATGGCTGGATAGGTTAAGGGGAAGTTGGATGCTGATGAGGATAAAGAAAGTAATTAGTAACCGGAAGATTATATTCCAGTGGTTGATTTCTGAAGATAAGATTAAAAATAGATAATATGAGAAGGAAAGTTAGCATAGGGGGGGGGTGGTAAAAACTCCAACTTTTTCATAAGCGATTTTATCCGGCTGGCAATCGGAGGAAACAAGCGTCGAACTGCCAGCCGGCAAAGCCACAGGTTTATCACTGAAAAAAAAGGAACATGGGATAATTGTCATGAGAGTATAATGAAAGGAGGTGAGAGATGAGGAGAAGGGTGATGATGGGAAAGAGAGAATTGGTAGAAGTTGTGGAAGAGTTAAAATCATCCGGTACATGGATGGTGCCAGCTGGTTGTAAATTTGTTGATGTATTCATTGTTGGTGGCGGTGGCTCTGGTGCATCGTCAGGCCCTGAAAGAGGTGGTGGAGGGGGCGGATCGGGGTATGTTAAAACATATCTTGATGTGCCTGTTACTCCAGAAAGTGTTGTTAGCTATTCAATAGGGAAAGGGGGAGATCGTGTAGTTTCGATGTCTGCTTACGATGATCAGAAGAATGGTCTTCCAGGGTCAGAGTCCTGGTTTAAATCTAATTCAATAAAAGCTCTTGGCGGAAATGGAGGTCGATATTCCGGAAGAGGGGGCGATGGGGGATCAGGTGGTGGTAGTGGAAGACCTGAAGAAAAGACGGCAGGATATATTGGTGGAAGTGATGGTTCTAATGGAGCAGGTGATATGCCTGGAATCGGTCAAGGGAGTACTACCAGATGCCCGTTCAATAATAAATTGTACGCCGGAGGTGGTGGAGGTGGTGGAGAATATAGTTCCGGATCAGCACCAGGTGGCGGTGGTATCGGTTATGTCGGAGATATTTCGAGAAGACCTACTAATGGAGAACCCAATACGGGCTCAGGAGGAGGTTCTTTTTATATAAGTGGTTCCAATGTCTCAGGAGGATGCTATTCTGGCGCAGGCGGTTCCGGTATCATAATACTTCGTTACATGAAATATAAATAAGACAATATGCTGTATATTCAAAAAAACATTCAGTTTTTGGAATTGGAACAAGAATTGCCTGATCCCTATCTTGTTGGCGACAATATCGAAAATTACGAAGATGGCGCTTATCTCCTGCTTAGTGAAGAGCAGGAACAGTATCATAACGACTATCCGGAGGCATCACCGCTCGAGTGTTGGTATATGGCACTGACACCAGAACCACAGCCGACACCGGAAGAACTGCTCTGGCGTGCCCGTGATGCCAAACGGCAGGAAATCTACGACAAAGACATTCATCATTATTATATTGATGAACAGGATGCATATGTCTCATTCGAGGAATTAAGAATGTATTTAGGTAAAGAGTGGAAAAAGAGATGGGGTAATCCAATTATGACTCTAAAATAATTTATCCAAATTAATACATTTTAAATCATTTTAATTTGTAAATCATATTTTAGTGTCTATATTTGCATCGTAATCAAGAGAGATTATAATATAAGACAGTGGTGATGGAAGGTGATACTTCGGTTTGTGTCACAGGTTCGAGTCCTGTATTTTTCATGCAAGAAAAATTAGATCAGTTGGTAGATTAAAACCTCCTTTCAAACACCTTCCAAATTATCCCTGTTTTAACAACATATACAGATGGTGAGGAGTTCGGTTACTTCGAAAATTAGTGTAGTGGGTAACACGGCTTTAGGTAAAAAAGTTTTTCATTGGTTCGAATCCAATATTTTCATTTTAGATCCGGCTCCGCTTTTCCTCTGTTTGAAATATATAAAAACTAATGAGTGGTGATGGGGTTAGTTACTTCGAATTTAGCTCAGATGGATAGAGCGATACTCTTTTAAAGTATAGGTCGATGGTTCAAATCCATTATTTCATTGTTTACACTAACTTCAGCTTTTCCCTCATTGAGTATTCATTTTGATATATTTTTTTCAAGCAGTGGTAGTAATATCACTGCTTTTTTTGTATAACACTTTAAAGAAAACAACAAATGGGAAAGTTTAACAAAAAGGATGAAGGTGTTAAGCCTACGATCGTGAATCACATGGGAGAGAAGGCGTATAAGCCTAACGCAGAAGAAGAGTTGGTATCTACGGTAATGACTACCATGTTATCTGATTCTTATTATGAGAAAGAAAAAGATAAAGTAGAAAGAATTAAGAACCTTATGGATCAGGTGGATCCGTATTTTGCAGCACAAACAGCATTGTATGTTAGGAAAGAAGGAAAGCTTAGGTCAGTAACGCATCTTATGGCTTCTGTCATTGCCAGCAAAGCATCGGGTAAGGAATGGGCTTCAAGGTTCTATAACAAGATCATTATGCGTCCTGATGATATGAGTGAAATTCTTGGCTGCTATGCGGCTCTTAACGACAAAAATCCAAAGAAGTTAAGAGGTATATCCAGTGCTATTAAGAAAGGATTTAAGACGGCTTTGGAAGGTCTTGATCCGTACCGGATTGATAAGTATAAGATGGACAGTAGGGTCATTACTATGGTTGACCTCGTAAACTTATTTCACCCTAAAGGCAATCAGGCTAACAAAACGGCTTTCCAGTGCCTTATAGAAGGTCGGTCTTTGTCTGGATTATACGAAAGCAAGATTCTTGAAAAAGAGATGTCTAAAGCCGGACAGGATAAGAAAGACAATAAGGAAAAGAAAGAAGCTTTAGGTGACGCTATTCGGGACGTGGTTTCTAATGTAAAAGGCATGCCTATTTTTAATATGGTTCGTAACCTTGTAAACATAATCAAATACGCGCCTGATCAAATAGATGAAGTTTGTAGGCAGCTTACAATAGAAGAGAAGGTACTTAATTCGAAGATGCTTCCTTTCCGTTTTGCTTCAGCTTTCAAAGAGGTTGAAAATATGGGCACTGATGGTTCCGATAATGATATTGTATTTGAGTCGGATAAAAAACGAGCTAAATTAACAGCGCGTAATAAATATAAGATTTTAGATGCGTTGGAGAAAGCCATAACCATCTCCTGCAAGAACTTGCCGGTATTGGAGGGGCGGTCGGCTATCCTGATTGACCACTCTGGCTCTGTACGTGGAGATATGGGAGGGTCTTCTGAAGTGTCTGCCTTTAGCAAAACAAATACGGCTGTCATTGGTAACTTGTTTGGCTGTATGATTGCTTCTGTGCTTCCTGACGTATTTATTGGTATGTTTGGTGACAAACTTATCAATTACGAATATGATAGAAGCAGAGGTGTTTTGTGGAACAACAAAAAATCTTTTACTGCCGGAGGAGAATGCGGTGGTGCTACCGAAAACGGTCTTTTTGCATTCTTGGAAAAGTGCGTTAAAGATAAGATCAAAGTAGATAACTTGTACGTTATTTCAGATATGCAGATAGGAGATGGCGAATCTATTGTATGGGAGAAAAGTTCCAATTATGAATATGGTAAATTCGCCGAACTTTTGAAAGGATTCAAGAAAGTGAATCCAAATTGCAAGATCGTTTCTATTTCTATTCAAGGATATGGAAGTGAGATGTTTTACAGAGGATCTAATATCTTGAACATAGCTGGCTGGTCAGAATCTATCTTCGATGTTATTAACAGCAAGTTCTGCGGATATAAGAATATGATTGAAGAAATTAAGAAAATAAAAATATAATCATTGATTTTGCTTCAATTGTAATTTCCATAGTAAACAAGTTTTAGCTTTAAAGGTATAGCCGAAGAAGTACGTGAGTATATCTTCGGCTTTTTTATTTACCTTTGTTGAAAAACAGTTTGTTATGAAACAAGTATTATATAAAAATGATATATACCCCTATAATGTAAGGGTATTGCTTGGAGCAGATGAAGAGTATATAGTTAAGACGTTCGCCAACCTGGAAGTAGAAGATCAGAGCTGGGAGGGGTGGACTGATGATTATGGTGGCAGAACTATTTTCGTAGGAAACCGAACCAATCACAGGAAAGAAATATGTTTCTTATTTCATTCACTATCTGATATGGATGTTAGAACCATAGGACACGAATGCCTGCACGGTCTTTCTATTTATTGTAAGTATCTTAATATGGATTACGGTTTTGAAGTCGGAGGAGATGAGCATGCCGCCTGTCTGATGGGATGGTTAGTTGATAAGGTTTGTGGTGCTTACCACAAATTTAAGAAGGAGGAAGAAAAAAATGGCAAAGAAGACTAAAAATTATGTAAGAGACAAACAACCAAAAACATTATGGAGTAAAATTGGTCCGTTTGTAAAACTTAGAGAATATCTGGCATCTAATATAACACCTGACGTGTATGCTAATGAAAGAGGATTAAAAACCAAAATAATGGAATTTTTTGGTCAAGATGTTCCGAAAGCCAATGTAGATGATTTTAGTCAGAATCTTTGGTTTAGATTCTTAAACCAACCAAATAATCTGAAAGAAGAAAATGGGATTGTCAGAATACCAGACAATATCAAATCCATTATATCTGACAGGATAAATGGTGGGTGGGAGAAAATGACTAAAAAATATGGAAGGGAGCTTGATTCCTTAGATAATAAGATAATTGATGGAAAAGTTGCAGGCAAGGACGTATCTGATTTGGAGGAGTTAAGGGATGTAACAAGTAGGAAACTTGGAATGGTGGAAGAGGGAATAGATCTCTTAAAAAAAGCCAGAACTGGAGAACATCAGGTATTTAACGAATACAATTTTATACCAGATGCTTACGGCGATTTAAATGATTTATCAGGCTTATCAAGTTTCACTATGTACCGTGATGATAGAGGTAGGATGGTCGTAAAAGATAAGTATGATTTTTATAGAAGCGATCAACCTCTTGGTGTAGGGATTGTTACTAAGATTCTTGATACAATAGGATACCCGTTTGATATTCTGGATTATGTAGAAGATAAGAATCCATATGAAGAGAATGATCCAAACAAGGTTTTGTTGAAATCCGCCATTGATTCCAAGAATGATCTGGATAAAAAAATGAAGATAAGATCTAAAAAACAAGGAGGGGATTCTTCTAAGCCGGAAATAGATTGGGATTTATTCAAATCCAAATATGAAAATATGAAGCGCGTGGGTAAGGGTACGCACCGCACTATGGACGTAGATGGAATGAATATGATCTATGATGCTTTATATGATAAAGGTTTTAATCAACGCCAGATAGAAGCCGTACTTGGAAATATTATTGAAGAATCTGGTGGAAACCCCTACGCTGTATCTGAGGATGGAAAATTTAGGGGACTTTTTCAAGAATATTACAAAAGATATCCGCCAAAAGAGTTTGAAAGAGATAAAGAGAGATTTAAGAGCGATAAGCGTGGATATATCAACTATATGATAGACAGATTTTATGATCATGTTCAAGATGCTGGGAAGTATAGTATAAAAGATACTAAATACAAAAAAGCTATTCATGCAGTAAACGAATTTATGTCAGAAGATCCAGATACGGATTATTCGTATCCACTTGTATATGCTTTTGAAGCTCCATCAGATAAAGAAGGAACTTATAAAAACAGAAAGAGCGTATCAAATTTGATAAGTCAATCTTATGTTTTGGATAATGTTGATAAAAATGATAATACTATTGTTGATGCTATTCTTGGAATAAAAAATGATCTTGAGCTACAAGACTCTATTTCCACTACAAGAGGTGAAGCCTTTAAAGAAGCCAGGAAAAGAGGTCTTAAGGAATTTACATGGAATGGAAAGAGATACAATACCAACATCAAGAAGGAAGGTGGCGTAGTTGGCAAGCAGCGTGAAGCATATGAATACTTTACTAATAAGCGCGGCATGTCCAAGATACAGGCGCTTGCCATCATAGGTAATCTCATGGCTGAATCTGGTCTTAAAGATGACATATACGGAGACAACAAAACATCATACGGCATACAGCAATGGCATAATGAGCGCATGGATAAATTGTTCAAGCATGCTAAAAAGAAAGGTCATTCTACACCAACATTCAAAGACCAACTTGAGTTCTTGGCTGACGAATACGAAGGGAAGACCGGATATTCTAATTTCTTATACACAAGAAAAGGAAAAGAAGGACCAGGGTATTACAATTACAGCCGGCAGGACTTTATGAACGCCGATAACCTTAAGGATGCTGTAGTAGCTTGGAACCAAGGAGCAGGACGTCCTCATAAGAGTGTTATAAGAAATGATGATCGTTATGACTATGCTATGGAAGTTGCTAAAAATCTTGGTTTGGAAATTGAAGAAAATTCCGTATCTTTGTATGGTCAAATGGGATTCGGAGATGATGGAGAAATAGCAGCATCGGTAACACTTCCAGAGGTAGAAGTGGCAGCCGCCATCCCTAACCCGGAAGCCCAGTCCCAGGAGAGACAGTCCGAGGAAGAGAGATTCCGTACATGGACTGAAACGTATGGTAAAGACATCGTAAATCATTTACTGACGTTAGACGGGAAAAAGGATGGTGATGACAGTGATTACAGCATGATGTATAGACAGCATCAAAAAGAAAGCGAAGAGGATAAGAAAATGGCTTTGATTAATGCCGTGCTTCCCAATATACAACTTCGCATTAAAGGCGTCACTGATAATTAGAACAAGATTGTTTTATTTCTCATATTAATAAAGCGAAGCCGGATTTGAGACTCGTTATACGGATACCGAAGGTTGAAGAACGATATCAAGATAATCCGGCTTTTTTGTGCGATTTCGTGAAGGATGGAACTATCATCGCCTTGGTTGGACGGAACAGACCTACGTACTTTCACTGTCCTGACGGGCATGGGCGCTCGTCTCGCCTACTCCCTGCCTAATTCTCCACTGGCTACCTAATATAACTATTAACGTCACTCCATCACCTATCTCCTTCGTCGATAGGTTCAGTCGTTTTTGAATATTATAAGTTCTTTCGTATCGTTCCCTTCGGTTACGATACTCAATCTTTTCACACAATTAGGCAAACAACACAATAGACGGAAAAAGTAATTTGTCAATCTGTTCACTCACTCAACTCCCTTCGGTCGTTAAGTTCATTCACTGCAAACAATTATATGAATAAATGGTAAAGTATATAAAATAATATAAATAATATAATGGGTAAGATCATTGAAAATGGTCTTAATATTAAGGAAAACGGAGACTATTAATAGGCGTAGTTTTAATTCAAGATTTGATGTCCCACCCCTGACGGTCAGTCGGTTACGTTTCGAGCCGTTCTTTCGTCTCTTATCCAAACCGTCATAAAACAAAAAACCTTGTATCCTATTTCTCTCAAACCGGATACAAGGCCGTGCATTTTCTTCTTTGAGCGTATGATGAAAAACCATATCTTTGCACTAAAAAACAAAACAAATATGGACACAAAGTTAAAAGAAATAACAGATCCTCACAAGTTACACGACAAGCTCTTTAAGAAAGAGCAGGTCTCTCCAATAGAAGTTATATACAATAGCTTCAGCAACTTATGGTACAATGTAGTACGCCGCCCAGCCGGTCAGTGTTTAGGCAATTTGAGATATTTTAATCTATTTTATGACAAACATACTCATCATTTCTATCAGAAAGACAGGAAGTTGAGATATTGTAGTAATTTTATCATATCTGATTACTGGAAAGATAGAGTGCGATGTTTCATAGTTTGGAACTTTGGCTTTGGAAGATTTTTCCCGTACAATGACTTTATTGAGGCTATGGTTTATGACTATCTTCGATATGGAAGAAAGTCAGTTCCTTATCTTAAAAGCGTGCAAGAGGCTGAAGAAAAGTGTGTAAGGTTCTATATCCGGTCTCAGATAGACATGCTTCGTAAGGAAGGATATGCCGCCTATAGAGCTAAGTTTAAAGAAGAATGCCCTCAGTATTTCATCGGAGACGATAGGACGGTGTTTAGGTGCCTTGACAGCTCTTTGAAAAGAGAAGAGAAGATTGCTGCATGCGTAGCCCACAAAAGGGCTTTAAAAGAAGGTATAATAACCTCTTTCATCAACCATCTCAAGAAACATCCTACCACCTTGTATTCTTGGTTTTCATCAGAGGTAGACAGCGAAGGAAAGAACAGGCTTTGTCTATCTGAAAAAGCCATTAATTATCTTAATAATAGACTGGTTCGTAATGGGTTAAAGGCTCTTTCTGCATCATATCTTTTTAGAACGTTTAGAAAAATGGTGAAGACCTTGTTCGGTTCCAATGTCAGGTCGTTTTTGAATAGCTGTCTGATGTCTGTTTCAACAGAAGAGGTTTTAACCAAATCTATGAAGAAAATAGTTTCCAAGACGGTGCTGTTTTTGTACAGGAAAGCGCTTAAGAACTATCGCCGGGCATGCGGTCTTAAGTACGACCCTGATTCGGGCGGTTTGTCTGCCGTACATGATTGATTTTTAAACGTATCCCATAACGTTGGATTTTCTCGTTCGTTTCTCTTATCTTTGTGAAAAAAGATAGTATGAAATTACGAATCATAAAAAATCGTCCGATATTCGCTCCTGGCGGTAGTGTTCAGGATAAGAAACAGGATATTAATGTATCCTCTACTCAGTCTATTCTTGATTATGGAACGCCTGTTAATAAATGGGGTGAATCTGATATTCAGAATATATATATGCCTTCTGATGTGATTTTAGAAACAGAGGAGGGGGAGATAAATCCATTTAGTAGTATGCCTACATCCGATCCGTTTTTTGAAAACAATGATGCAGGATATGCAGGATATCTCGCTGATAATAGGGGTATGGTTAAAAACGTAGAGAAATCAGTCGTTGATAATACAATGAATGTAGGTGGTGTTGATGCTGATTCCTCTAAAGAAAAACGTTCCCAAGATGGTAATCCTCTTGATCCTATGACTACCCCATATTATTCACCCGATCTAACCGGCAGAGCTCAAATGTTCGGTACAAGTCTTGGCCGGATAAGAGCCGGTAATAAGGTCGGTGCTAATGTGGCTCAAGCTGCCTTGTCTGGTGTTAGTTTAGGATTAGGTCTTACCCGTAATATCATGGGAGCTTCATCTGCTGCGTATGCAGCCAGCAGAGACGAGCAGGCAGCGAGGGAAAAACTTGCCAAGGAGCGTCGTCAGCAATTCATCAAGTGGGAACGTGAAGGTGGTGGCGTGAATTTAGGTAACGGTCAGAAGATGGATACGTCTGATATGACCGGCGAATATATTTATCCTCTTCCCAAGTCTATGGAAGATGCTGCGAATGTAGAGATAGAGAAAGGCGAGTACGTGCTGACTCCTGACTCCGTAGGGCCTATGGAAGCCAAAGGGAACAGACATGAAAATGGTGGCACTCCGGTTGATTTGCCAGAGGCTTATATTGTTTCCGATTATCGTAAGATAGATGATGAGTTTGCCTCTTACGTTAGAGAAAATTATGGTATTAAGGCAACGTCAAAAGATACGTATGCTACACTCCTTGATCGATATAAGAAGAAGATTGGTTTGTCTGATAAGTACGAAGATCAGGAGCGTGTATATAAGAGATTAGAGAAAAATGAAGATGTAAAAGATAAAAATACATCTAATCTTAATGCTTCTATTCTTTCCAAGTACGTCAATGAAAACCAGAAAGAGATAGACGAGCTTGAAGCACAATTTCGTTCTTTTGCCGAAATCGTTTATGGCAAACAGGAAGAATCTAAGCGTAACGAGAAGATGGATGCTTTCTTCAGGGATGGCGGGGTTGTTGATCTGAATCAGGTAAAGAAACAAGCTAAGGCTTTTAATATTGCAGAATCAGATGCTAAGAACTGGATATATGACGAGTATGTTAAGCAAACCAGAAAAATGGCTGAAGGTGGACCTACTCAGAAGGAACTGGAGGAGCTTAGAAAGAGTGCTATCGGCTACAATAATCTTATCAATCAGTTATTTGGACGAACTCTTAATATGACTGTATCTGATGTTAGCGGTCGTGAGCAGATTCTTAATCCTGATTCCAGTGTCAATGCCAATCAGAATCTCCAACATAGAAGCAATTTAGGATACGGCAGGGTAAATGATAAGGCGGTATCTAATTTGCTCGACATAAACCGATGGGCCAACAAGTACAATACGGATGGTGATTTTGATACAGAAGGTTTCCAGAAAGGATACAACAGGCAATTAAATGCATTGTGGGCGTTAGCTGATGTCGGCGCTATTACGAATGCTGATGCAGCCAAGAAATTCAGAGATGAATACGGATTCTGGGGACAGGACGCCGGAAGCTACGGAGGGAATCAGGCTTATAATTCATTTGCCGTAGATGATAAGTTTGGTCAGACAACAGCTACTCGTTCTTATTATGGGTTGGACGTTGTTTCGGCAGAGCAAAAAAGATTGTTAAACGAAAAAGGGATAAAGAATTATGTTGACTTATTTGGTGATAAATCTGATGCCGCTAAGAAGATTCTGGGCTCCGATTATAATAAGTTTGTTGCTTTAAGAGATAGTGGGTTAATGCCGGAAATAGACTTCGTTCTTGAGTCTGTTAAACCAGAAATGAAGCCTATTGAGGCCGGTCCCATAGCACCAGGCCTTACACCGTCTAAGATTGGATCTCCTGGAAGGATAGAGGTAAAACCGAAAGCAAGTACGCCTACGACTGCAACTGACACCGATACAGAGGAGGTGGTTGAAGACAACGGACCTAAAGGACAGGGCAGACCGGCGGCGTTCGGTCCTATCTTCCCGGAGATGCTGAGAACGCTCGATACAGGCTTGGAGATAGAAGGTCTGGAAAGACATCAGGCTCCGAGAATAGATCCGGTTCTTCAATCTGCTGATCAGTATATTAACGAGCTCAACCGCGCGACATCGGCTCAGTTGGACGCAGTAGGTGACGTGCCCGACTCCCAGCGCTCCGCTATTCTGGCTAATATGAACGCCATAGCCGGAAGCAATATAGCCAAGTACATTAACGAAGTAAATTTCAATAACGCAAGGCAAATAAACGAAGCTGATAGATTCAATGAAATGGCTTATGTTCAAACAGATGATAAGAACATAGCGGAAAGGCAACGTTATGAATCCGGATTGTTGAAGGCTATGGCTATAAGGGATGAAAATCTTGCTCGTTATTATGACAGTATAAACAGCGAGATACAGGATAAGTTTAATGTTCGAACTTCATTAAATACCATAGCTTCCATAGCTCCTAATATGAGAATGCTTCCAAGTGGTCAAATTATTTACGTTCAAGGTAATCAGGATGTGATGAATATGGGTGATTATTCCACACCTTACTTGAGAAGTTTAAATGAAGAAGATGATGAAACTAAAAGAAGAAGGAGGACCAAATAGTGGCTTCACAGTATAGTATTTTAAGGCAATATGCCCCGTATGTTAGTCCTTACAACATAGATCTTGTTAAGGACGTTATGATGTACAAACAGCAGAAGGTTGATGCTGCTCGTGAAAAGATCTATACCCAGGTAGATTATCTTATGGGTCAAGAGATAGATAAGCCTGAAGCCCGCGCTTATATGGAAGATAAGATGTCAGGTGTGATTGCTAACATCAATCAAAAATTCAAAGGCGTGGATCTTTCTTCTGATGGTGTTACAAGAGCCATACAAGGAGAGATTAGCTCGGTGTTGGATGATACGGTCATTAACGCTATTGCCGGCACAAAAGAAGGCAAGAGGGTTATGAAGGAAATAGAATCTATAAAACAGAATCATCCTGAACTTTATTCCCCTATTAATGAATGGCATGCTTTGGATCCTTATTACAAATGGAGGTCAGATGGTAAAGCTGGATCAAGGTTAGGAGGTCTTCATTATTCTCCTTATGTCGATTATACTAAGGAGATAAATAAGCTGGTCAGTGACTTTAGGAAAAATAATGAAGGCAAGAAGATTCAGACAACAGAATATGATGTTAAAGGTAATCCTACTGGTGGAATCATAGAAGTCAACGTAGATGAGCTTACTGATTCCCAGATAAGGAATTTTGTGTCTGCTAACTTATCTGAAAACATGAGGAATCAGATGAGAATAGAAGCATCATATATGGCAGCCACCAATCCGGTGTTCAGTAATCCGGATTTGGTTAGTCAATATATTGGGTCTTATGTCGAAAGATACGATAGACACATAGGAGCATTGGAAGCGAAAAAGAAATCAGTAGGGGATAATAAGGATATTATTGATCGTATTGATAGTCAGATACAGGAAGCTAAAAATCAGAAAGCAGAAGCCAAGAGGGAGGCAGATATGATAATAGCTTCGTCGGATCCGGTAGCGGCCGCTAATTTTGTTGTTACCAATAGTCTTTTCGATAAGATGACTGATGCATGGAGATACGACAATACAAGTTTTGAAAGGAAGAAAGATGATCTTTATTTTGCAAGGTTGGCAGAGGATAGGGCTCAGCAAAAGTTTTTGACTGACAATGCTAAGTCTATGGTTGAAATATCGTTGGCAAAAGAGCAACTTGCTCAGGCTAAGATTGAAACCGAATACATGCGTACTTACGGTTCCAAGATGGGTACTGAAAGCTCATCCGGAGGCACAAGAGGAGCAGGCGGTGTAGGAGTGCCGATGGCTCCTATGGACGGGCCTACGGCTATCAATTCCGGAACGGGTAAGATTGGGTCTATTAATTTGGCTAATATCCCTTATGAACAACTCACATCCTCTTCCACGGAGCGTAGAGCAAATTTATTGAAATTATATAATTCATTATCTCCTACAGATAGAAGCAATATCATTGCAGCATCATACGAAGAAGAAAAGTCTGATCCTGGTTTGTATGCTAATATGACTCCTGAAGAACGGATATATTTTTATTTAAAAAATAATGGAGGTCAGAAAAACGGATATTTCGGACAAGGCAATAACAGATTATCTGAAGCTTATGATGCTTTACTTCTTTCTGATTCTAAGGCAAATGGAGCCACAAAAGCTATAAATGACATAACTGATTATCAAATAGATAATATAGTTACTGAAAAAAATAAGGATATTATCAGGAAAGTTCGTAATGCTAAGCTTATGAAAGGAAATTCTTTTATAAATCTTACCGATACAGATGATAAGGCTGGAGCTTTCCTGCTCGCTACAGCTATAACAACTGGTGTATCTGATGCCGTAGGGTTTAGAGAGTACATGATGGACCCTTCAAGAGGCATAGATATTCTTAGTGCTATATCTCCGTCATTAGGAGCTAAGGCGAGTGCCGGCAAGTTAGGGAAAAACATATCTGATGCTATTACAAGCGAGAATAATGGTTCTTCTACTGGTACGTTGGCTCTTATTAATGGAATGAAGAAACTGAATGGCGATCCTGATTTTAATATATCTGATTATATGACCATAGATAAGGACGGTGATATAGATCTAAAAGATTATCAGGAAGGGGAGCCATTGACTATTACCCAGCTAAGATATGCTGAGAAAAATAGTAGGGTATCTGATATGATAGCGGGTCAGATGCAGGATGAGATAAAAATGTCTGTATCTCCTGATCAGATTTCTGATAAGTTATCTCAGCATCATTACCTTGATTCTTACAAAAGATACAATTGGAATGCCGATTCACCGGAAAAGTCTTTGCAGAAGGCTCAGTTTAGAAGATTGTCTGGTTACATGGCAGGAAAGGTAAACAATCTGGATCCTACTGCTATTAATACCATCAATATGGACGCCGAGATAGATAATGGCACTGTCAGAAGATTTTTGACTGCTCAAGTAGGGTCTGGTAAAAACTCTTATGTTACAGAAAGGGTTGAGATTACGAATGATGAACTTCTTAAGGCAGGTATAGATCCTTCGGTCGAGGAGCGTAATTATCCGGTGGATGGTTACAAATCAAGTCTTGGAACCTGTGATTTTGTAGATACAGGAAAGAAGGAAGGTTATTCTTATGATAAGTATCTTATACGTAATGGCCTTCCCCGTTTGGCTTCTAAGGCTGATGTTAAGAATGATCTTTATGATATAGTAAAGGTTCATGGTTCTTACCTTAAGCCAGAAGAAATGAATGTTGTTAAAACCCTTGTTGATAATTTTATTGACATGTCTGATAACATATCAGTTCAGTTGGAAGGAATGGACGATAGGGGTTCGAGAGAGGTAGCGGTCAATTTCTATGACAAAAGGACTAAAAATTCTAAAAATCCTGCATTGTTATTCTCGGATTTTGTTCCTTTGGATCCAGGTAATGATGAGTATGCGGATTACTGGAATAACATTCACCAGAAGTGTCCTCAGTATTTCTTTGTAAAATACGTGAAGGAAGCTGTTCAGGAGCGTCTTGATCAGATGAGGGATCCGTATATGAGAGGGATGGATATTACGCCCAACAATAACGATAAGTTTAGTAAGTTGAACGATTTTTTGCAAAAGCTTTATGGCAACAGACAGTAATGTAAATAGATATAATCCTGCTGCTAAAACCACTTACGAAGATGTGGCAAGGCAAAGGAAATTAGCCGAAGAAGAAAATTACACTCCGGCTACATTACCAGAGACGACAACGCCTCTGGTTCCTAATTATATGCCGGGAGAGGGCGTGTATGCTCAACCTGAATTTCCAGATTATGCATCAAGGATAGCTGCTGCCCAGTATGAAGAACCGTATATAGCCAAGGAGATAAGCAACAGCTACTCAGAGGCACTGGCTCGCAACAGCTACAGGGGGGCTACACCCGCCCCGCCGCCTCTTAATCCCTATGGACCGAAGGTAAGTATCCGTGAAAGTCATCAGATGGGTAATGATGGGGTATGGCGCACAAAATATCCCAATTATATCCCAGGTATAAATAATGAGGATTATTATGCCAGAAGGCAAAGTGGTTGGAGTAAGTTTTGGAATGGTGTAGGTAAATTTGCCTTAAAGTCTGCATTGTATGGGGCCCATGGAACTATATCATTACCAGACAAGCTTATTAATATGGCTTCAGAGGGAAGTTATAAGGCAGTTTTGAATACGAACATGGATAAGTTTGTTGGTGATCTTGATCAGCGAATAGACATGCTTCTTCCACATTATTACAAGAAGGAGGTAGAAGATTACAATTTTGGTCAGAAGCTTTTCAAGGATACCGGTAATTTTTTATGGAATGACGTCCTTGGTAACGGAATGTCTTTTACCGTAGGGGCCATGATATCAGCATACATGACCGGAGGACTGGGAGTTGGTTCATTAGGTAACATAGGCGCCAAATTAGGTGGAAGAATCGGAGCTAAGTTAGCAGCAAGGCAAGCTGCCAACAGAGGTATAGGAAGTCTCAAAAGTGTGTTTAACGACTATGTAAGGAAAGGAGTTGCTACCGGGAGGAATGTAGGAGAGGCTGCTAAGACCATGACGTTGTTGGCTACCAGTGCCGGCTTTGAGTCATCGGTTGAAGCAAATTCTTTTATGAAACAATCCGAATCCGACTTCAAGGATTATTATCGTAAAATTTATGGTCGTGATCCTAATGCTGAGGAAATGGCTGTTTTTCGTAATTCTAATGCTGATGTAGGTAGTGCGATATTTGCAGCTAATATGGGTATAGTAGGATTGTCCAACTGGCTCTTGTTTGGTAAATACATAGGATTAGGAGGCAAGGCTATACCAGGGTTGGAAAAGAAACTTAATAAGCATTTATTTGGATTAGGGACGGAAGTTGCGAAGCCGGGAGAGATGGCTATTAAAATAACTAATCCCAATATAGGGCAGAAGATAGCTGGTAATGTTTTCAATATCATGAAAAGACCTGTGTCCGAAGGCTTATGGGAAGAAGGGTCTCAAGGTGTTGTACAGAATACGGCTGAAGAATATGTTAAGTCAAGATATGACAATGTGGCTATGAACGGAGCCGTCGATGTTCTTGATGCTATTTCTGAAGGATTTAAAAAGCAATATACATCTAAAGAAGGGTGGACTGAAATAGGAATCGGTGCTATTATCGGTTCTTTGTTCGGTATGAGGGAAGGCTTCTTTGGGGTAAAAGAGTATAGTAATAGTCAGATATTACTGGAGAGGCAGGTGGATGAATACAACAAAGCATCTTCTAATCTTAATACGGCGGCTTTGAATACGTTGAAGAAGTCAATGAGTTTAGGTCCGCAAGTTCGTTCTGATGCTCAGTCTATGACCGGTAAGGAACTTGATGATGCTATGTTTGAAAAGATGTCTATTGATAATCAAATGGGGACCTTAGAGGATTCGGCTGAAAATTTCAGGCAGATGATTGATATGATGCCTATTTCAGAAATAGCCGAAGCTAACGGAATGTCTTTGGAAGAGGCAAAGAAATACAAGGATTCTATTATTGATAATTATAACAATCGTCTTTCTGATTTCAGATCTGCCCAGAGTTTTGCCGAAGATCTTATAGGTGATGACTCTAAGATCGAATTTAGAAAATACGTAGCTCGTAATGCCTTCCTTGGCCTTCAATCAGAATCAAGGATGAAAGACATAGCTTCTGTCATAGAAACGCTTTCGGGGCAGCCTCGCGTGGCGGATGCGCTAAGTACGTTTTCCCGGCTGTCGGGCAGGGCGAGGGAGCGGGCTATGGCTATTCGTGGCATACGGTCAAGAATAGAAGAACTTGAATCCGAAATAGAAGATCTTGCCACCCGTCCTCGTAACGTAGATGGAAAAGACCCACAAGCTGAGTCCATACAACGAAAAACCAAAGAATTGGAAGATCTTAGAACCAAT